ATGAGTGAATTTCAAAAGCGTCACCTGCTGCGCATCCATCAAGCAAAGCAAGCCCGCACGATCCGCGACAACTTCTCGTGTGTCGAGCGTGCGTTCAACTATCTGGTCAAGCGTGGATGGACGGAAGAGGGTGCAATCTATGTGGTCTTCGGTTGTTGAGTATTGGCGCGAGTGGCTGATTGTTGCTATTCTTCAGACAATACTACTCGCTTGCGGTTGTGCTTTCCTTTCCCTTGTGGCCAAAGCCCTAGTGTAAGGGCTTTGTCACGTCCGTTTGTTTCACACTTTGTAACACACTCTTTCCTATCTCGTAATAATCAGGAGCAAATCATGTTCGATCGCAACGCCTTTACTGCATCCTTCGAAGCAACCCTCACGACGCTGGCCGGTGCCGAAAAGATCACCAAGGACACGCTGCGCACGCTGTCCCGTGACCTGCTGTTCATCACGCAGGAATCGCAGGACATCGGCTACATCAATCGCACCCTCGAAGTGCTGACACCGATGAACCGCAAGACGGCCGTGCTGTTCTTCAAGGAATTCAGCGGCTTCCTGTTCGGCGAAGACACGAACAAGTTTTACAAGAAGGACAAGAAGCGCTACGAAGACATCGTCGCAAAGGCGACTGAGTTTCTGGCCGATCCGCACAACAACATCTGGACGTGGGCGGAACGTAACGTCGACGTGCAAGTGAAGCCGTTCGATCTGTCCAAGGTGACGGCGTTCGCCAAGCAAGCGCTGAACAAGGCAGAAAAGGAAGGCATGTCGCAAGTGCAGGTGCTTGAAGCATTCTTCGCTGGCGGTGTGACGATGGACGCAGTGATGGCGTTGATGGACAAGATTGCTGGCAAGCAACAGGACGAGGCGGCCGAACAACGCATGGAAGGCGAGCGCGCATGAGCGCCATCCTGTACATGCACTACGTGGAGGATTGCGAGCGCAAGCAATACGATCCTCTGTCGTACAACAGTTGGATGGCGGTGTACTACCTACCCAACTTCCATTAACACATTCGCACGTTAGCTCAGTGGATAGAGCAGTAGCCTTCTAAGCTATTGGTCGGGGGTTCAAATCCCTCACGTGCGACCAAAGCACCTTTCGTATAGCGGACTAATACACATCCGTAATGATCGGAGAACACAGGTTCGAATCCTGTAAGGTGCACCAACGCTATCATCATTTTTCGCACGCCACGCTCGGCGGCAAGCGTGGGATTAAGTGCTGCACGCAAACTATGAATAACTAATTATGGAATGGCCGTAGATTATCACACTGAGGCTAGTATCTTTGGGCTAGTGCTCAGAAAATAAACTCCAAGACATCTATTGAGTGAGTAGGCCGATGCGTTTCAAGCAATTGGGCGCATCCACATATTCACTTAAGAAGCCTACAAGGCTTTCGTGAGTAGCAGGGCAGCATTGGTATTACTTCTCCATTAACAAGCCCGTCAAGGGGCTGTATTCAAGCGCAAAGGGTATTTAAAGATGCATAACGCAATGGCTCAAGCACTGATCGCAGTTGGTTACGCAAAGCAGGAAGACAAGCGTGGCAAGTTCAAGGCAGGTTGGTCGACAAAGCTGTCGTTCCGGACGTATAACAAGCTGAAGGCTGAGGGTATCGTCAGCTAAATGCTTTGTTACGTCTATTCGCTTGACACTTTGTAACAGACTTCCTATCGTGGTGGGTGTGAGCCAATCTTTTTAGGAGAGTTTCTGTGATATTCTTCAGACTATTCGGGCAAGAGTACCGCACCGATGAGGAAGTAACCAAAGTAGAGCGACTAGACGGTGGTGAGTGGGTGGAAGTTCGCAATCCTCGCGCCATCGCTAGGGCTCACGTAGAAGTGCGTGAGCAACTCTTGAAAAATAAAGGGGAAAGCGATGACGTATAACGGTCACAAGAATTACAACTATTGGAATGTATCCCTTTGGTTGAACAATGACGAGCAGCTCTACCGCAGAACCGTGGAAGCGATTCGTTCATTGCGTGACAAGGATAAGGCCACTCGATATTTGTTGGAGCAGTTTCCTGAGAGGACGCCGGATGGTGTGAAGTATACGTTCCGCAATGTGCGTGAAGCACTGAAGTATTTCGACGAAGCTTAATCCAACCGCAGTAACAACAAAGCCCGCTTGGAGCAATCCTTGCGGGCTTATTTATTTCCGACAGGCAATACAAAGCTTCACGCTATCATCATTTTAGCGTAGCTCTGCATTGTTTTGTTATTGGAGATTGGTAGGGTATGAAATGATTAGCGCAGTATACGAACACGATCAAGGGTATCGATTCGAAGAGCGATATCGAACGAAAGGTGAATTCCGAAGAGCAATCAAGAAACTCAAGAACGCAAAGTTTCTCAATGCTGCTGATTTCAACGCAGGGATTGCAATCTATTGGACGAACCTGTACGGGTATCTGAATGAAGCATAACCTGTACAAGCTGTTACTGGCATTCTTCTCGAAGGAAGAAAGAAGGAAGGGAGTATTGAGTGGCTTTCAAACCAAGGTATAAGGTTGTTAATGATCCAGCAGCCTTCTACGAAACTAAGCTCTATGAACGTAGATGGTGGGGTTGGAAGTTAGTTGATAAGAGTCTCTTTTACATGGATGGTAAGAGATTGCTCAACAAACATAAGAAGATAATTCAATACTTCTCTTAAGCACCATGACTTTGAGTCAGTTCCCCCTTAATCCCCCACAGATATGTATGCGTATGGTGGACAAGGAGGGTGGCTTAAGCTTCTCTTGAAGTATCGACTTGTCGCCAGTTCCCCACAGGAAATGTTCCTGCATTAAGTATTACCTCATCGTCTGTTGTTTTCATACATTCAAGGAGAAAGATTTTGCTGGCTAAGGATGCACAAATTGGCATGCTGGTTGTTGCAAATGCTGACAAAGGGCAGTTCAAGAAGGGTGACAAATTTTACGTGAAGGATATCGAGCCGGGCGCAATCAACGATCCTGACCGAATCCTCACGCTGGAACCGCATCCGGACAACAAACGCATTGCGTTTCCGTGCCGATGGTTCGCATGGCGTGTTGACCCTCTCATTCAAGATGAATGGATCGTCAACGATGGTACGTACATCCCGAGAGCGGGGGACGTCGTGCGTTTCCGAGACATGGTGAACGCTGCCAAGGACGTTCGAAACCAGCACCCGTGGTGGGTTGTTGGCATGGATCGATTCTCCGGAAAGGAAGTAGTGATTGAAGCCATCAGCCACGCTGACCGCATGATCTTCCAAATCGAAGGAGGTGAGGGATACAGCTTCGGCGCTCAGTGGGTGGAAGCCTACAAACGTGCTGGTGCTGTTGCTGCTGCACCTATCCGATTCGAGAAAGGGGATTGGGTGAAGGTGACTAAGCAACACGTGGACGGCAAGCTGAAGTACCTCGTGGAAGTGGACGCGACCATCGGTCAAGTGTTCAAGGTGAAAGCCTTTGACGAACGCACCAACACCTACCTCTTGGACAATGGGTACTCCTACCTTGTTCAATCTTTGACAAAAGCAACGGACGAAGAAGTGAAAGCGAAGAAAGCAAAGAAGCCCTCCCTGTCGGCAGTGATTGCCAAGGCACGTAAGGAACTGATTCCGCAGGTCATCCCGTCCTGCTGCAATTTCGTCGTGTTCACGCAGAACAATGACGGCACCATCGAGACGCACGACGAGACGGCGGCTCCGTGTCACGCTGCGCTCGACAAGAGCTATCTGGCAGGCCACAAGCGTGTTGGTGTGGACTACCGTGTTGTCGGCGTGCTCGATCTACTGCACGACTACACGAAGCAAATCGACAAGAAGTATCACGGCGCATACAAGAAGTATGTGGACTGGATGGTGAATCATTCTCCGTGGTCGATTGCGTATCAGCGTAAGTCGGTCAAGAACATTCTCGATAACGGCGTTCTGCTCGACGTGACCAAGCCTGCTGTCGTCGTCGGCGGGGCCTGTATCAGCCTTCGATTCATGAAGGAGTTCTGCCAGTACCTCCCGTTGTATGAGCGGCTCCTGAAGGCTGGTATCGAGCGTGACGCGGCATATCTGACTGCGTATTCGTTCGATGCTGTTGCTCGCAAGAAGAACGAGTTCACGATCGGCACGATGTACGGTGGCCATCAAGTGCTGTGCGCCACTATGCGAGCAGGCGGTGTCCTCAGTCTCATGGCAAACGGCTTCGATGAGAAGACTCTCGAAATCAAGTCGTATGCGGTAGCGCCGACCTATCGCGGAATCCAAGAGAACATCAGCAATACGAAAGATGTTCTCGGCATCAAGGATAGCTGGTCGCAATACGTTCTGAAGACCGTGCCGTTCAAGGTGGAGAAGGCAGGATGGGCCGAGGTGCGCAAGTGCACGTGGGATGACGTTCTCGCATTCGGCAAGCACGTGCAAGAGCAAATCCACAAGGCGCGTGAGCTGAAAGCGAACGCTATCATCAACGAACAAAAGGCAGCAGCATGAAGAAAGTCTACATCGTCAACGGCAGCGCAGCATATCGAATCCTGTTCGAATCGTTCAGCTTCGAAACCACAACCGATATCAAAGAGGCATCACTCGTGTGCTTCACTGGCGGCGAAGATGTCAGCCCGGAACTGTACGGCGATCAAGCACATCCGCACACGTACAGCAGCAAGTATCGGGATCGTGTTGAACAGCAGATGTTCGATATCGCTCTCGATTACGAGATTCCGATGGTGGGTATCTGCCGTGGTGGCCAGTTCCTGAACGTGATGAACGGCGGCCGGATGTATCAGGATGTGACGAAGCATGCGATCTACGGCACGCATCCGATTGTCGATCTGGAATCTGGTGAAACCATTGAGGTTAGCTCGACACATCACCAGATGTTCATGCCGCATGAATCTGCGAAGGTGGTTGCTGTCGCGAATCTCGGCGGCGATCGTGAGTGGTACGACGGTCAGGTGTTTCGTCGTGACAAGAGCAATACGGACTACGAAGTGTTGTTCTACGAGAGCACGATGAGCCTGTGTTTCCAGCCGCATCCGGAGTTCACGGGTGAGCAATACGAGCCGATGAAGCGATACTTCAGCTATCTGTTGGTAAAGTATCTCGGGGTGTGATGTGAAGCTCGCCATCATCACCTACGTAGCGAAGGAGAGCAGCAATGAACTTGCGGAAGCGCTACGGCAAGAGGGGATCGGTGTGGACGTTCTTGACATGGGAGCTGTCCACTTCGATGAAGGTCGTGCTTGGCATTACGATTGCGTGCTTTCTTACGGCTGCTCTGATCGAGTGCAGCATCGTAATCGACTTAATCAGGCAGATGCGGTAAAGCGCTGCATTGATAAGGTTGAGACGTTCAAGGCGCTTCGTAAGGCTGGTGTTCCGATCCCGATGTGGAAGACCGAACGCAACAAGGTTCCGAAGAATTGGGACAGTGTTGTCGTTCGGGAGAGCCGAGTGGGGCGCAAGGCTGAAGGCTTCCATCACTGGCTGAAGGAAGAAGGTGAGCTGCCCCATGGCGAGTTGTACACCAAGTACTACGAGCACCGAAACGAATACCGAGTCGTTGTGTTCATGGGAAAGTATTTCGTCTATTACAAGCGTCCTGTTAGTAAGGATGGCGAAGAATGGCACGAAATGGTGCTACAACCGGCTCGCAAGTTCGAGGCAATGGGTAGGCATGCCCTTGCTGCTGCGAAGGCTCTAGGCATCGATTACGCAGGTTTCGATGTCGTTGCGAACAGCCGCACCGAGTATGTGTTTCTCGAAGCAAACAGCGGTCCTATCCTCAATGAAGAGGTGAAAGACTACATCGTCAAATGGTTCAAGGAAAAGAAATGAGCATCACGGTTAATCGAAATCTTCCTCAAGCTAAGGTGAAAGTCTCCGAATGGAAGGTTGGGAAGGCGTACATTTCCGAAGCAGGAAATGTTTACGTGCCTCTCAACAGAGAACATGCCTTCCGTATTACGGAGAATGGCAAGCTCGAACACATGCCGGTCTGCAACCTGAATGCTGATGCGAAGATGTCCGAAGTCAAACTCGAAATCAACATCACGAAGGCGAGCTGATGATTACGCTGCTGTTGGCTCTTGCGTGGTATCTCTCGGGAGTAGGTTCGTTCATCTTCTGGTGGACGAGACAACACGACTTCACCACAGGCGAGGTGATTTTGGCCGGTTTGCTGGGGCTTGTAGGGCCGATTGCATTCATCATGGGTGCAATTGTTCATGCGGATCGCGTAGAACGGGTTTTGATTAAGAGGCGCAAGTGAAGATTACACAAGAGAGTTCTTTCCCGGCCCTGAACATTCGGCTGGATACGAAAGAAGAAGTGCACATGTTCTTTTCGATCTTTCAGAATTACATGACGCCATTGCATCAAAAGTACCAAGCAGATCGATACGCATTTGCGAAAGAGATTGAAGGCGAAGCACGCGCCCATTACGTGAAATTCAAGGACGCTTGAAGGACTTCGCTCGTCTGTACGTCTGACACTTTGTAACCATCATTAAGGAATATCGTATGTGCGGTTTGGTAGGAATGGCAGGGGATTTGGACGGCAAGTCCGACAGCATCATGAAACACCTGTTGATCTATGACGTTGTACGCGGCAAGGATTCGACAGGCATTGCAACGGTGGGGAAGCGAGACAGCAATGTTGTTGTCGCAAAGCAGCTCGGCAATCCGTTTGAGCTGTTCGAGCATCACACGTATCGGAAGGCTGTCGATACTCGTCAGAACCGCGTGATGATTGGTCACAATCGCTACGCTACGTCCGGCGATGTCACTCGTGCCAATGCACATCCGTTCGAATTCGACACGCTGGTTGGTGTCCACAACGGTACGCTGCACAACAAGTATCAACTGGCAGATGCGGCACGGTTCAAGGTGGACAGCGAGAACCTGTATCACCACATCGAACAGCACGGTCTCGATGCAGCAATCTCCATCACTCGCGGCGCATGGGCGCTCGTCTGGTGGAACAAGGTGGACAGCACTCTCAACTTCCTTCGCAACAAGGAACGTCCTCTGTTCTTCACGGCAGACGAGGCAGGCAAGCAGTTCTTTTGGGCGTCCGAAGAATGGATGCTGGAAGTGGCGCTTGGTCGCAACGATGTGAAGTATCGCCCCATCCAGTCCTTCGAAGAGGACACGCACTACTGCGTGGAAATCGAAGAGGGCGGAAAGATCGGCAAGCCGGTGCTGCGAGAAGTGAAGGGCGCACCTCCCATCCAGAGCAACGTCCGTGTTTTTCCGAGTGGAACAGTCACCCGTGGCTCGACTGATTCCAAAGAGACCAAGAGCCGCACTGTTCTCGAACGTCCTGAATCGTATCGGCCGGACAGCCGTAGCGTTCTTGACACGGCTTTCTCAAAGGCGGAAGACATCCCTTTTGAAGCCGTAACTCGTGTTCGTGAAAAGACCGGAGCAGAGTACATCCTGTGCTTCAGCCCGGATCAACCGTTCTACGAGGTTCGTCTGTACGTCCACAGTGCGCACGAGGTTCATGAGGGCGTGGAGTTCACAGGCAACATCAGTGGCTTCGTGTTCTCTGGTCCGGAGCTGTCCGGGTATTACAAAATCTCTCCCCACTCGTGCAAGGTGCTCGGCCCGGTTGAAGAGGATGAGGAGCAGGAAGAGAAGTATCTCGGCCATACCGGCCGGGAGTACACGAAGAAGGAATGGGAACTGATCTACAGCCATTGCGCATGGTGTCAGGATGTCGTGAATGCTGAGGACATTTCCCGTGGTGCGAAGCTCACTCGTATGGGCGACGCAATCTGCGCGTCCTGTGCAGATGACAAAGAAGTTCAACAATACGTTCAATTCGCATGAAAGTACATCTGTTGGTTAGCAATGGAGGTGATGGGTCGTATGGCATCACTTTCCTGAATGATGAAGCTGTGCAGTGGCTTGCCGCTCACTATAAAGAGCAAGGTCACGACTACGATTCTCTCGGATGTGATGGCGATGGATTCCATTATGAGACCATCGAAGTTCCTGATGGTTTTAACATCGGGCAGGAAATCTACGGTGTAGATGACGTGGCAGGTTGGTTCAATTAATTAAATTTAAGGAGTAGTGATGCAAATCCTCGTTGGTTGCGATCCGGAAGTTTTCGTTAAGCAGAACGGACAATTCCGTTCGGCACATGGCCTCATCAAGGGCGATAAGAAGAATCCGCAGAAGATTCATCGTGGTGCTGTCCAAGTGGACGGCATGGCTTTGGAGTTCAACATCGATCCCGCAGCGAGCGAGGATGAGTTTTGCATCAATGTGCAGGAAGTGTTCAGCGCAATGTGCAAGATGGTTCCGGGCTACGAAGTGGTGGCTACTCCCGTGGCTACGTTCGATCCGGAATACATGAAGCAACAACCGGAAGAAGCGCTTGAGCTTGGCTGCGATCCTGACTTCAACGCATGGACGGGTCAGGCAAATCCTCGGCCGGATGGTGATCGCCCGTTCCGCACTGCATCGGGTCACGTTCACATCGGTTGGACGAACGGTGCAGAGATTGGCGATGGTGTGCATGTGGCGCAATGTGCAGAGGCAGTCAAGCAGCTCGACTTCTATCTCGGCCTTGCGTCGCTGTCGTATGACCCGGACAACAAGCGTCGCGAAATGTACGGCAAGGCAGGTGCGATGCGCATCAAGCCGTATGGCGTGGAATACCGCACGCTGTCGAATGCGTGGCTCAACAGCGAGAAGCTGATGCGTTGGGTGTTCCGTGCGACGCAGAAGGCGATGGCCGATCTGATGGAAGGCAAGGTGCTCGCTCAGAAGTTTGGCGACATCCAAGACATCATCAACACGTCGAATAAGAAAGAGGCGGACGCTATCATTAAGGCCGCCAAGCTGGAGGTTCCGGCGTGAATCCGATGTCAACGTTGGCCGTGGTTAGCTGGGACGGTTTGTACCGAGTTATCAACGCTTACGGGGATGTGCTGTTCACACACTCCGATAAGAAGGTTGCGCAAGAGTGGAGAGATTTGCATGCGTGAAATCAGTATCGAGGACATTCAACAGAAGTACGAAGGGTCTGTTGTGATGTTCGAGAAGCGTCCTGTCCTGTTCAAGAAGATTGGGCGTGACTACACCTGTCGCATCTACGATCTGATGGCACAGAAGGAAGAGCAAGCTGAGTTCTCGATGAAGAGCTTTCTCCCTCCGGCTCCGCGTATCGGGATGGTGAACATCGGTGGCAGCGTTGTGTACGCAGTGCGCAATGCAGTTCGTCGGTACAAGCTCGGCATTTCCAGAGAGAACCTAAGCGTTCAAGCTCTGGCTGTCGAATATCCGGACGGCCGTGCTGCCAACTACATCCAGAATGTGCTCTCGCTGGAACGCAAGGAGCTTGGTGAGGCTCTTCTCAACAAGTATCCGTCCCTCCGTGAGGCCGTTCGTCGTGTCAGCCAGTTCGAGGGCGCGTGCGCATTCGACAAACAGTTCGCAGTCGATAGCCACAAGACCATCTTCTACAAGACGCAGGCGGTTGGGCTCTTGTTGAATGGCAAAGACATCGTCTTCGACAAGGGCTGGGAACATCTGAACATCTTGCTTAACAAGGGTTATGAGAAAAGTTATTGAGCTGCTCGGTCTTCGCAAAACTCAAGGCGATGTTGGCATCGAGATTGAGTGCGAAGGGAACAACATGATTATGATGGACAGTGCTGTGTGGCGGAGCGAGGATGACGGCTCCCTTCGCGGCCACTATCCGGACACACGATGCGAATACATCTTGACGAGTCCGCTCAAGATTGACGCAGTGGGTGCCGCGCTCAAGACGCTCAAGGATGATCTGGATGCAGCAGGTGCAGAGCTGAAGTTCTCCTATCGTTGCAGCGTCCACGTCCATGTGAACGTGCAGCAGATGGAATACCAACAACTGCTCGCGATGATTTACGGCTACTACCTACTGGAAGAGCCGTTCATGACCTACTGCGGCAAGTCTCGAAAGGGCAACAACTTCTGTCTCCGTCTCTCGGATGCAGAGGGGGTACTGGATACGCTCACTCGGATGTTCGAGACTCCTGACATGCTGCATGCGATGGGCCACGACCACAACCGATATGCAGCGATGAACTTCGAAGCGCTTCAGAAGTATGGCAGCTTGGAGTTCCGTGGAATGGAAGGCAATCTCGATGTGAAACGCATTGAGACGTGGTGTAAGGCTCTGGTTCGTCTGCGTGAGTGGGCCATCAAGCAAGACACTCCGAAGGCCGTGTACGAGCTGTACACGCGTCTTGGCCCTATCGTCTTCCTCGAAGATGTTCTTGGCGATCTGGTGGGGGACTTCCAGTACGCTCGTTGTATCAAGGACATTCAGAAGTCCTTCTCAATCTCCATCGATCTTCCGTTCTCTTTCCGCCTTCATAAGGAAGAAGCGCCGAAGGCAAAGAAGAAGAAGCCTGATTGGCAGATTGGCGACTTCATGACTCACGCAGATGCCATCAAGTTTGTGGCCCGTGGCGGCCGTGTGGAGCTTCGTAAAGGCTGGGACCAATTTGCACCTATGGACGGCCTACGATATGTCGTGACGAAGGAAGTTGAACCGATTCGAGTGCCTGACATTCAAGCAGCAATGCGTGGCGGTCAATGGGCAATTGTGGACGAACCAAGGGAGTTCTAATGAAAATCTATCCGTACATGAATGGCAGCAAGAGCGCTCGTGCTCTGGCCGATGCACTCGGCATCAAGATTCTCAAGCGTGAGGGGGTCCGCCGAAAGGTGGATGTCCTCATCAATTGGGGCTGTTCGAACATCGATCGAGATATCCAGTTCAAGAAAATCTTGAATAGCCCCGATGCTGTCAAAGACGCATCGAACAAACTCCGATCTTTCCAAAATTTCAATGCCGATGGAGTACCCACTGTCCCGTGGACGACCGAAAAGCACATCGCAGAAATGTGGACGGCAGAAGGTTCGGATGTGGTTGTTCGGCATAAGCTGTCCGGCCACAGCGGAGAAGGTCTTCAAATCATCAAGGCCGACGATGGTGTGATTCCTGACGCTCCGCTGTACACCAAGTACGTCAAGAAGACACAGGAATATCGCATTCACGTCTTCGATGGTGAAGTGATCTTCCGTCAGCGTAAGGCCCGCAAGAAAGAGGTTCCGGATGAACAGGTTAATTGGCAGGTTCGCAATCTCGCCGGTGGGTTCATTTTTGCTAACCAAGACTTGGCTGTTCCTGCTTCGGTTGAACAGGCTGCCATCGCTGCGGTTAAAGCTTTGGGCCTTGACTTTGGGGCTGCGGATGTCGGATGTAACAAGGAAGGCGAGGCAGTCGTCTACGAAGTGAATACGGCATGTGGATTGGAAGGCCGCAATCTCGAAGCCTACGCAAACAAGTTCAGGGAGTTCATCTGATGCCGTGCTTTTATACGGGGAGTGCTGAAGGTGACAGGGCTTATGGTCTTGAAGAGGTTGTGAAGGAGCAGAAGAAAGAGCTGGATCGACTCACTCGATTGCTTTGTGAGGCAGGGAGAGCACATCACAACAAACGTCGTCCTAATCAAGAGGTGAGGGCTTGGTGGGTATCTCATCGTTGCGCAGATGAAAAGCGTGGAGAGAAATGGTGATTGCACACTGGCTGTTGGTGTTGACGTTCTTCGGCTCACAAGCTCCGGCTGTCAGCCTGCCGATGGTTTCGAGAGAAGTGTGTGAGCGGCAGGCGACTTTCATGGCGCAAGACAGCGGAGTTCGAAAGACCTACTGCGTTCAAACTGGATACTGATGTCAACAATTCTCTGAAAGGACGATAGATGTATTCTGCCGACGATGCTTTGAGAGACGCTTCAACACTCTTCACTTCTAGTGATTGGTGGGAGCAAGACGCTGCTTACGAGCGATTGCAGGAGTATCTGTACGAGCAGCGGAGAAAAGAAGGGATTCCTGAACTACTTAGAGGAGGTTGATGGGCGCATGTATTGAGAAGATTCAGCATGACGATCCTAAGTGCGGAGCACATGCACTTCAGGTGTTTCAAGCTGATGACGGGAGCTACAACGGATTTTGCTTCTCGTGCGGAAAGTATGAACACGATCCGTACAAAGATAAACCGAAAGACTACAAGCCGGTAGCGATCCGAAAAACTCCTGAACAGATTCAAGAAGAACTTGATGAGCTTTCCGAATATCAAACCGTTGCCCTTCCCGAACGGAAACTACGAAAAGAATCCTTGGAATATTTCGGGATCAAGATTGGAGTTTCCGAGCAGGACGGACAGACGCCAGTATCCCATTACTATCCCTACACGAAGGACGGTGCATTAGTAGGGTATAAAGCCCGAGTGATTGCCAACAAGCAGATGTGGAGCATTGGCAATCAGAAGGATGTCGATCTGTTCGGATGGGAGAAGGCAATTGCAGCCGGTGGTAAGCGGCTGTACATCACTGAAGGAGAGATTGATGCAGTATCGCTTTATCAAGCGCTTAAGGATAAAGCACGCGGGACTCAGTGGGCAGACCTTAACCCGCCTGTTGTCTCGCTTCCACATGGAGCAGGTAGTGCAAGTAAAGACCTTGCGCGACTTCGTGAAAAGGTGGAACGCGTCTTCAAGGAAGTTGTTTTTGTCTACGACATGGACGAAGCAGGGCAGAAAGCCGTCGAGGCGAGCATGCACGTTTTCCCTTCTGCTGTCGCAGCAACTCTTCCGGGAAAGGACTTCAACCAATGTGTGATGGATGGCTTGCAACAGGCAGCAGTGAATGCTGTCTTGTTCAATGCTACCAAGCCTAAGAACAGTCGTATCGTCTCAGGAGCAAGCCTACGTGAGTCTGCAAAGAAGCCAGCGGAATTTGGTGTTTCATGGCCGTGGAAGCACATCACTGAGGCGACACGAGGGATTCGTCTCGGTGAGACAATCTACATTGGTGCGGGTCAAAAGCAGGGCAAGTCGGAGGTGGTCAATACGCTTGCATCACATTTCATTCGTGAGCACGGATGGAAGGTCTTCCTCTGTAAGCCTGAAGAGGCAAACAATAAAACTTTCAAGCTCGTCGCGGGCAAGATGGTTGGCAAGTTTTTTCACGATCCCACAAAGCCATTTGACGAGGCTGCATACGAGAAAGCAGCAGACATGATTGGAGACAATCTGTACATGCTGAATATCTACCAGCACGTCGGATGGGAAAGCTTGAAGACGGACATTGTCCAAGCCGCTCAGGAAGGCTGTAAAGCTATCATCATCGATCCAATCACCAACCTCACTAACGGGATGGACAGTGCGTCTGCGAACGTCAAGCTCCAAGAAATTGCGCAAGAGCTTTCTGCAATGGCTCTCGACCTTAACGTCGTTATATTCATCTTCTGCCACTTGCGTAATCCAGATTCAGGATTGCCGCATGAACGAGGTGGTGAAGTCTTGTCAAGTCAGTTTGCAGGAAGCAGAGCCATGGCTAGAAGCTGCAACCTTATGCTTGGATTGGAGGGCAACCGTGATCCGGGTCTCAATCCTGAAGAACGGAACCTTCGCACACTGGTACTTCTAGAGGATAGAGAGTTCGGACAGACAGGACGATTTGGGCTTTATTGGGACAATAACACGGGCCTTTTCAACGAGATTCCGCAATGAGCGACACACAACGAATCAATCCTAAGACGTTCAAGGAAGACAAAGAACGACGTCATCTTTTCCATCGTGTGAATCGTGAAGATAAGGGACGTCTGTATCGTCTTCTGTACGGCGGTAGCGTACAAGACAATATCGATGTCGAAATCACGAAGGAGATTAATGAGTATTTCTCTGATTGAAGAGCACTACATTGCAAATTTTGAAAAGCTGGTCAAGAAAGCTTCCTATCGGGCTGGTACTGAGTGGGATGCACAAGATGCTGTTCAGGATGCCTACGAACGAGCCATCAAGTATTTCAATTCTTATGATCCTGCTAAGTCAGCTTTTGGGGCGTGGTTCAATCGCATTCTAGTCAATGCAATCCGAGAGCAATTCAACAGAAACCAAGGAAAGAATGACTTGGAATTTGATGAGGACTTGGTTGATGGCACTCCTTGTCTCCATTACACCGATAAGATGGCAGACGAGATTCGAGAGCGAATCAAAACCAAGCGTCCACATATCGCAGAAATTCTAGACCTGTATTTCAATCTCGGATACGGGGCTAAGGATATCTCGCGAATGGTGGAGAGCAGTCACATCGCAATCAATCAAACCATCTTCCGATTCAGGGAAGAGCTGAAGAAGGACTACAAGTAATGGTGCTGCGTTTCAGCCCTGCTCATCAGCACGACGATGGAGCAATGGCAGACATGGATATTGATGAACGAGGCGATTGGGTGGCCTACGACGATTATGCGGAGCTGGTGGAAGAGCTGCTCGAACTGCGAGAAGAGGTTGACAGAGTTCATGAACGGCTTGATGACATTCGGAGGATTGCCCGATAAAGGTTAACGTATTCGACATCGAGGCGAACGATCTATTTCCTGCCGTCGATAAGATTTGGTGCGGGGTGTTCAGTAGCCTAGATGAAAAAGAAGTAGTCAAGTTCCGTCCCGATCAAATGCAGGAAATGCTTCGGTGGATGGATACTTGCGATGTGTTAATCGGTCACAACATCATCGATTATGACTTGCCAGCCCTGAAGAAAGTGCTTGGCTACGTCTACAAGGGTAAAGTGGTTGACACCCTGATTATGTCTAGGATGCTCAATCCGAAACGCTTTCTCCCTCCTCACGCTGAAAATAAAAGAGCAGGCCCGCATAGCTTGTACGCTTGGGGCGTTCGATGTGGTGTTGATAAGCCAGAATATGACGCGTGGAATGAGGGATTCACTGAGGAAATGCTCCATCGATGTGCTGAGGACGTTCGTATCAACGTTCGTACTTATCACAAGCTGATGGAGGAAGCTGCCAGCAGTGGTGGCAAATGGGGTGATGCTTTCAAGCTCACCTTCAAGTTGTTCGAGAATTTGCATGAACAAGAGCAATACGGCTGGTATGTAGATCAGCAGAAGATGCACGAAAACATCAAAGCTCTTGAAAAAATCATGCAGGAGATTGACGACGAAGTTATTCCTCAGCTTCCTTTAATCTGTGAGCCGCACAGGGACTATAAAGCTTGTACAGTTAATAAACCCTTCCTAAAGAGCGGCAAGCCTTCCAAGAGCACGTATGAGTGGTTTGGTGATAATTGGGATGTCGTTGGTGGGATATTTAGTCGGATTTGCTTTAGGCGTGTTGATCTCAATTCTCGCAACGAAACTGTCGACTTCCTTCTCAAAGAAGGGTGGGAGCCGGTAGAGTGGAATTACAACGATGACGGAGAACGAACAAGCCCTAAACTCTCTAAAGATGATCCTTTTGAGGGAGTGGAAGGCGAAGTTGGAAAGCTTGTCGCAAAGCGCGTCCAATGCCGACACAGAAAAAGTCTCATTGAAGGACTTCTCGATCTTGTCCGAGAAGATGGACGAATTGCATCAGCTATTGCAGGAATGGCTGTTACTGGACGGATGCAGCATCGCGGTATCGTCAATATACCGGCAGCTAAAAGCTTCTTCGGAAAAGAGCTAAGACAGATGTTTTCATGTGCTCCCGGCAAAGTGCTGGTGAGTACAGATTCCGACCAAAATCAATTGCGTCAGCTCGCAGCTCGTATGTTAGAGCCTGCGTACATCGAAGCAATTGTGAATGGACGTAAGGAGGATGGAACAGACGTTCACACTCTCGCTCAGAAAATGGCAGAGCTTCCTACAAGAGACGATGCCAAGACATTCCAGTATGGGGTGTTGTTCGGAGCAGGAGACGCAAAGACAGGGAAGATTGTCAAAGGTACAGCAGCTCACGGTAGAGCATTGAAGGAACGCTTCTTCAAGAATCTTCCGGGTTTGCAACGATTGATGGATCGGCTCATTGCGGAATGGCGTAAGACAGCTAAGAAGAAGTTCAATCCGAAATGGAACAGGATTGAGTATTACGACGGCACAATTACCGGTTTAGATGGACGACCGATTAAGGTGGCGTCTGAGCATCAAATCCTTGTCTATCTGCTTCAGTCGGATGAAGCAATTCAAATGAGTGCAGCCTACAATTGGGCAATTGCCAAACTTAAGAAGAAGTATCGCTACGGTGAGCAAGTTCATGTCGTCTGCTTTTATCACGACGAATTTACATTCGAATGTGATGAAGACATTGCAGAGGATGTGAAGGCTATTACCGAAGAGGCAATCGCTTGGGCTGGACGTTTCTACAACATCCAATGTCCTCATGTCGGTCAGGGGAAGATTGGGAGAAATTGGTATGAAGTCCACTAATTCTGGCCTTGAATGCTACAACTGTGGCAAGTGGGCTGGTCATTGCCAATGCGGCAACTTTCAAATTTTCAGGTTTAAATAATGGCAAAGCAAGTTCAAGTGCGTTTCATTAACGCTAATGGCGCATTCACGTCTCAAGAATACACCTACAACGTTCCGAAGCATCTGCAAAAGGCAGTGGATACTGCCACTCACGCAGTTGTGGATAGCCCGCAAGGCGGTCTGGTTGTGGTGAAGATTACGGATTATCGAGCGGACGCTAAAGGCACTCGTCGTATTCTCAGCGTGTTCGATATGGAAGTGGAGAAAACTCTCCAACTGGAAGATCGTAAGAAGTGGGAAGCGAAGCAAGTTCTCGATAAGAAGCTGAAGGAATTCAACGAGAAGCGTGCTTACCAAATCATGGCTGAGTCTGATCCGGAAGTTGCTCGTCTGCTTTCCGTGTTGGAGGACTGATGGAAAAGATTAAAGTTTCGAAGTATGTGACAACCATCCTCAAGTATGAGTTTGAAGGCCGGTTTGATGAAGTTGTGAATCGCCTGAACAAATACAAGGAAAAATATCCTGATGGTGAAATCTCCGTAACACTTGGTTACGATGGAGACGCTGAGTTCGAGATTTACGAATACCGACTTGAAACTGATCAAGAAGCTAAGGATCGTATTGAAAGGGCGGCAAAGGCTGCACAACATCGTGCAGATATGCAACGAGCCGAATACTTGAGACTGAAGGCTATCTATGAAAAACAGTGAGCTTATCGAGAAGCTACAGAAGCTTCCTCCGAACGCGAACGTTGTGCTGAACACGGTTAGTTTCGACACTCATCAAGAGTGGTTTGATCCTATCTCCGCATACGTAGAGAAGGATCAGAACACTGTAATTATTGAAATTGCATAAGGAAAACAATACATGGCATTGAACGCAAAGACCGCAGCAGGCAGCAATGGTGGTGGTAAGAAAGTGGCACAACCGAACATGGAGCCGGGTACGTATCCTGTCCGTCTGGTTCAGATTATCGACTTCGGCCTTCAGCCGCAACGAGCATTCAAGGGTGAGGACAAACCGCCTGCTCAGGAAGTTGGTCTGACGTATGAGTTTGTTGACTGCTTCCTTGTGGACGAGGAGGGCAACGATCTGGAAGACAAGCCGCGTTGGGTGAGTGAGATTATCACTCTGCGTAACCTCAAGGCCGATCTGGCAACGAGCACGAAGCGTATCAAGGCTCTCGATCCGGACAACGTTCACGATGGCGATTTGCCTGCAATGGTTGGTAGTCCTGCCAATGCAACCATCACGATCAACGAGAGCAAGGGCAAGGTGTACACGAACATCGCTGGCTTGGCTCCAATGCGTGCTAAGGATGCGGCCAAGTGTCCGGAGCTGAAGAATCCGACGAAGGTGTTCGATCTGAGCAATCCCGATCTGGAAGTGTTCAACAGCTTCCCGGAATGGATTCGGGAAAAGATCAAGGGGAATCTGAACTTTGCAGGAAGCAAGCTCCAAGCTCTGCTCGGCGGTGCTGACGTACAGCGAGTGGAAAAGAAGGAAGAAGCTCAGGAAGCTCCTGCTCAAGCAGCAGCACCAGAGGTTGCGGACGCAGGTGAAGATTTGCCGTGGTAAGGCAGTGTCTGATTGATGCCGATGTGTTGATGTATGAGGTTGGTTTCGCAGCGGAGACGGCATGGAAACATGCCTCTCCCCACTCAGAAGACCCTCCACCTTGGGACTTCGTTCAGGAGTTGCTAGAGCGAAAGATCGACCACATCGAATTTGAATGTGAAGCCACGATGCCCTCCAAGTTCTTCCTGACAGGCGAGGGGAATTTCAGATATGACATTGCCAAAAGACAGCCGTACAAACAGCGAGCCGGACTCAAGCCATACCACTACGCCAATCTCAAAGCAGTCTTTCGAGGACTATATAACGCCATCGAGCGCGACGGTCTTGAAGCAGACGATCTTATGTCGATTGAGCAAACTGCTCGAAAAGACGAAACCATTATCTGCACAAGAGACAAGGATTTGCGACAAGTGGCTGGATGGCATTACGGATGGGAAGTTAATGGCCAGCCCTCATTCGGACCTTTCTACGTATCTGGTTATGGAAGCATTTCTCTTAGTGATGATCGGAAGAAGCTCCAAGGCTACGGACTCAAATTCTTCTTGGCCCAATGCCTGACAGGCGATCCAGTAGATAGCATACCCGGATTGCCTAAATGCGGGCCTGTAGCAGCCTTCAATCATCTGTCCGATACACAGACATACGCTGAAGGGAAGAGCGTCGTAGAAGAGCTGTATGAGAATGTGTACGGTGCTGATGGATTCAGTGAGTTTGCAGAGCAGGGCAGTTTGCTCTGGATGACTCGCGAGCTTGATCCATTCGGCAAGGCGATCCTCTTTAACCCATTTGAGGATTATGCGAACACAATTTAATGGAGGGGCATGGACAGAAGCAAGGTTTCACAGCTTTGTGAAGAGCGCTCTGAGAGCAGCGAGCAGGAAATGGCCGCCCAAGTACGAGACATTAAACTCAGCCCTTGTCGGTACAAAGAAGAATGTTGTCTCTGGACGTATGGCGAAGCACTTTCGATGCGCTGTATGCAACGGAGAATTCCCTTCCGCCAAGGTTCAGGTTGACCACGTCATCCCAATCATCGATCCAGTTAAGGGATTCACCAGTTGGGATGATGTAGTGCAGAGAATGTTCTGCGAGAAAGAAAATCTCCAAGTGCTTTGCTTGGATTGCCATGCCGCCAAGACGGCAGCAGAAAAACAACAACGTAAGGAATCAAATGCAACGCGATAATTTCAAAGGCTTCTCCCTCTTCAACGACATCGAAGACACCGCCCTCCAAACTCAGAACCGTGCTCGTGTTCTGTTCAACATTGCCGAAGACCACATCAAATCCCAGCGCATCAATCAGAAGGGCGTAGCTCTTATTCTAGGCTATTTCAACTGTGTCCCTGAAGCAGAGCGTCTCTCGGTTCAAACCGTGTTCAAAGACCTGATGCTGAAGAATGGTTTCATTCTTGAGGCTCGCTGATGTCTGCCAATGAGAAGCAAGTGGGTGGAGCGCATTACCAAGGCTCCATTCAAACGTGGGACTACATCATTGCCAATGACCTCGGGTATTTGGAGGGCAATGTCATTAAGTATGTGAGCCGGTACAAAAAGAAGAACGGTCTTCAAGACCTTGAGAAAGCGCAACATTATTTGGAGAAGCTGATTGAAAGTGTCCGAAATCAAAGTTGAATACCTTGGAGGTTTTGGCTCGGATGTTACCGTCGTCAACGCAGCAAGAGTTAGCTTCGCAAAAGAGGCAAAAGAAATTGGAGAAGGGGACGAACGTCTCATTCGATACTTGGCGACACATAAGCATCATAGCCCATTTAATCACGCTTTTCTAAGCTTCCGAGTTAAGGCACCAATCTTCGTTGCACGTCAACTCGTCAAACACAAGTTCATGCCGTGGAATGAGGTGAGCCGTCGATATGTGGACGAAGAGCCGGAGTTTTATTTTCCTGAGTATTGGCGGGGTAGGGCAGAAAATGTGAAACAAGGCAGCAGTGAGGAAGCGGTAGATATTGTCGACAGATTCGAGCATTTCTCCGGGCAGGTGCAAGATTATGACCCCGCTAGAGATTCAGCGATTACTGCACTGGTTGCGTACAAAGAAATTCTGTCTAAGGGGGCTTGTCCTGAACAAGCTCGTATGGTGCTGCCTCAAAACACCATGACTGAATGGATTTGGAGCGGCACTCTCGGAGCTTTCCTTGACATGCTTAAGCTTCGTCTCGATCCGCATACACAGCATGAAACTCGAATTGTTGCAGGCAAGATCGCAACATCAGTCTGCACTCTTTTCCCTATCTCCTATGACGCTTACCTAAATGCATAACTTCTGGAAGACATGGGAAGTGCATTGTTGGGCGGCTGCTTTCAAATACGACCAATACCGGAAAGACCACCCCGGCCCGTATCAGCCGCTATGTTACGAAGCTTGGTGCGTCTTCTGTGAAGCGCTTGATATTCAACTCGAAAAAGACCTTAATGACTAAACGATATATTGTAATTCCTGACTCGCAAGTAAAGCCTGACGAAGATGTTGCATTCCTCAACTGGATTAGTCAGTACATTGTCGATTGCAAGCCGGACGTGATTGTCCACCTTGGCGACTTTTGGGACATGCAATCTCTGTCCTCGTATGACAAAGGCAAGCGTCAGTTCGAAGGCCGTCGATACGCCAAGGACATCGATGCAGGCAATCATGCTTGGAATGTTCTGAATCAGCCGATTCGTGATGAGGTTGATCGTCTCGAACGAAACAAGAAGAAGCGCTGGAATCCCAATCGATTCTTCCTGCTTGGCAACCATGAGCAGCGAATCCAGCGAGCAGTGGACAAGCAAGCCGAGCTTGAAGGGATTATTGGTTATCACGATCTGGCAGTGACGTATGACGAAGATTGGGATGTCCAAGGATTCCTTGATCCGCTGATTCTCGATGGCATCGCCTTCAATCATTACTTCGTCACTGGCCTTTCTGGTCGCCCTTCGTCAACAGCCAATGCTCAGTTGAACAAGCAGCACATGAGCTGTATCGCAGGCCATCAACAAGGTCTTCAGATTGCTACGGCACATCGAGCAGATGGCAAGAGAATGACGAGCATCATTGCTGGTTCGTGCTATGTACATGATGAAGAGTACCTTGGCCCGCAAGGCAACAATCACTGGCGTGGCATCCTCCGTCTCGAAGAGGTGCAAGACGGTCAGTTTGATCTTCTCCCAATCTCTCTGAACTTCCTCAAGAAAAAATACAATTAATGCAATATCACGGAATCCAACTAGACCTTGAACGAGATCAACTATTCAACGAAGAAGGTAAGACGCTCCTTAGCAAATATTATTCGGATGGCCGAGAAGGAATCCAGAAAGCCATTGCGCGTGCTGCCAACTGTTTCAGCTATGGCGATCAAGCGCTCGCTCAACGAATCTATGACGCCGCCTCAAAGCATTGGTTCTTCTATAGCTCGCCAATCCTTAGCAATGCTGTGGAGGGATATTGGAAAGAAAATTGCCACTCAAACAAAGAGTGGTTCTGGAAAAACGACGATGTAACCAAAGAGTATCGTCAAAAATGTTGGGCTGGCGAGAAGCCGAAAGCCATGCCGATCGCCTGCTTCGGCTCCTACGTACCTGACACCATCGAAGGACAAATCAATGCTTCTAGCGAGCTTAGTCTCCTTAGCGTTATGGGTGGTGGCACAGCCCTACATTCTCGCATTCGGGCTGTTAGCGACAAAGCTCCTGGCCCCATTCCTTACGCTAAAACCATCGATGGCATCATGGGGTACTATCGGCAAGGCAAGACTCGCCGGGGTGCTGCGGCCATCTACATGGATATCTCTCATCCGGACATCGTAGAGTTCATCAACATCCGCAAGCCCTCTGGTGGAGATCCAGCTCGGAAGATCAACAACCGAGCTGGTGTCCATCACGCAGTGAACATCACTGACGCCTTCAAGGAAGCCGTAGATGCCGATGCTATGTGGGAGCTGGTATGTCCACATACGCAGGAAGTGAAGGACCGTGTGCGGGCCAGAGAGCTGTGGGAACAACTGCTAGAGACGAGAGAACTTACCGGTGAGCCTTACCTTTATTTCATTGATGTTGCTAATCGCGCTCTTCCTGAGCCTCAGCGCAATGCGGGTCTCCGCAACTACGGCTCTAATCTTTGTAGTGAGATTACGCTCCCTACTTCTGACGATCGCACTTTTGTGTGCTGTCTGTCTTCTCTTAATCTAGAGAAATATGATGAGTGGAAAGACACTTCGCTCGTGGTCGATCTTGTCCGTTTTCTTGATAACGTTCTTCAGTGGTTTATTGATAACGCTCCTGATGGGCTGCACCGTGCCGTATATTCTGCCACTCGTGAGCGCGCTCTTGGTATCGGCGCTATGGGCTTTCATAATTACCTGATGTCGAAAGGCATCCCGTTCGAATCTGGAGGTTTTAACAGTGCTGCTCAACACAACCACATCATCTTTAATAGAATCCATCGGCAAGGAATTGTCGCTTCTGAGCTTCTTGGTAAGGAAAGGGGGGAGTGCCCCGACATGGAAGGGACTGGCCGCCGTAACAGTCATGTGTTTGCTATTGCTCCTAATAGTAATTCCAGCGTCCTTTGCAATACGTCTCCAAGTATTGAGCCAATTGCTTCTAACGCGTACACTCAGAAAACTCGTGCAGGCGTCTATCTCGTCAAAAACAAATGGCTTGAAAAACTTCTAAATGAACTTGGGCAAAATACAGAATCAGTTTGGACGTCTATTGTACGTGCAAACGGATCGATCCAGCATCTGGATTTCCTCAGCGACTCACAGAAACTGTGCTTTAAAACTGCTTGGGAGATTGACCAAAACTGGCTTGTGGAGCACGCTGGAAATAGGCAGCAATTCATCTGTCAAGCTCAAAGTCTTAACCTGTTCTTTCTTCCGGGGACGGATCGCTCTTACATTAATTCGGTACACCTCAAAGCGATGAGGGAAGGGAAAATCAAGAGCCTGTATTACTTCCGCACTGGTTCAGCCACAAAGGCTGACACTGTCAAAACAATTCAACGAGTGGTGCTAAATGAGCAATCCGCAACAGCTTGCCTTTCCTGCGAAGGCTAAGGCAATTCGTCATTACACTGACGACAATGGTGAACTCAGAGTAGATATCTCTGAAGAGGAATATAAAGAGCTGATTGATTCAGCTCTTTTTCTTGAAGCTCTGTACACAGCAGGTGTAGATAATTGGGAATGGTTTGACCATGCCGTAGAGATTCACAGAGGGGATATTATTTGAGTTTGCTTGAACCTTCGGTATCGTATGTACCGATCTATCCGCAGTTTGTGGAGATTACAAAAGAACATGAAGAAGCTCACTGGCATGAAGGAGAAGCCAAGCTTCAGCAGGACGTAGAACAATGGAAGACAGGAGAGATTAGTGACGCAGAAAAGTATTTCATCAACTCCATCCTTCGACTCTTCACTCAGTCTGATGTCGCCGTTGGCTCAGATTATTATGACAATCTCATCCCTGTCATCCGCAATAACGAAGCTAGAAACATGCTCGGCTCTTTCGCTGGAAGAGAAGGAGTCCATCAAAGAGCGTATGCTCTCCTCAATGACACACTTGGCTTCGGTGAGGGATTCTATACGGAGTTCCTTGAATATGGCGAAATGAAGGACAAGCTTGAGTTCATGCTTGATATGCGAAACACTTCTCCGTCTGAGATTGCGAAAAGCATTGCGAAGCAAGTCTTGGTGGAAGGTGTTTGTTTGTTCGCTTCGTTTGCTATGCTTCTCAACTTTCAGCGGCATGGCAAGCTTATGGGGATGGGGGATGTAAATCAATGGAGTATTCGTGACGAGAGCATTCACGTTCGTGGCTTGTCAGCCCTCTTTAGGCAGTTGGTTGCGGAGCACCCTGAAGTGGTGGATGACGCCTTCAAGAAGGAGGTATACGATACCGCACGTAGATGTGTTACACTTGAAGATCGCTTCATCGACCTCGCCTTTCGACAGGGGGGAGTTAGTGGAATCGATGCACAGTCTACTAAGCAGTATATCCGGAGCGTGGCTGACTACCGAATGCAACAACTCGGATTCAAGCCGGAATATAACGTTGACAATCCCTTCGACTGGTTGGACTGGCTTACGAGCAATTCTACAGTTGAGAACTTCTTTGAAGCGAATACTACCGGGTATTCTAAGAACGCAATGAGGGGGTCTTATGCTGGTGCGTATTGAAGGAGGTACAAGGGCCTTGGGGGTGGGTTGGTTTGAATACCGATACGCCGATACGAAAGGGGAACACGTCTATGTGTTCTCCACTCTGAACGGTGCCATTCCCAAGATTGGAGATTCTATTGACACGGCTACGTCAACTCTTGTTGTTAATACGAAACCCATCATCAACAATGATCCGGGTTTTCAAGTTAAGAGCAAGCGCAGGGATGTTTGGCCGATTGATAGCCAAGACGCATAAAAAAAAATGGGACACCTAGATTTCTCCGGGTGTCCCTTCAAGAACGTAGTTCCGAGGCTACTTGCTCCGCAATGGAGCAGCAACATTCTAGCCTAGATTAAGCCATAATACCAGCAGCCTTAAGCTTCGCCAGAAGCGCATTGAAGTCCGTCACCATCGTAGCGATGTCCGGAGCCGTACTGTTCGCCTGCGTAGCTGCCTGCTTCACCACACCTGCCGTGCTTGTCGTAGCATTGCCCGGAGTGGAGAGGCCAACCTTAGCAGCCATTGCCGAAAACTCTTTACGATCTACCGGGTTATTCTTATCGATTGCCATTATTTCTTACCTTTCAGATGATGTTTATTGCGTGCTCGATTCACGCTCTTAGATTGAACACGAAGATTGCTATTTGAGTTGTTTGCCGTATTCATGTTCTTGTGGTCAACGTCCTTGCCGTCTCCCTTATGCACTCGTCCTTCTTTTTCCATTTTGCGACGAGCTGCATTCCGTTCTGCTCTTCGTTTCTTCTGTTCCGGAGAGCTATTGTATTTTCGTTGACGGATGCTATCGGCTGTAGCATTCGCCTTGTATTGCCCTTTCTTAGCCACCTACGATCCTTTGTACATACTTCTGAGTTTCTAGAGGTGTGTGAGCCAACCAATCCCCGCCAATCTTCTTAGCCTTAGCTACTGCTCGATCAACTGCTCCCGGCCCGTAGTTGTATGCGGCTACAGCCTTTCTCACATCCCCACCAAAGTTCTTTATCATCGCATTCAGGTAATCCTTACCAAATCTCAGATATTCAGCTTCACTGTTATTCTGGATTGGCGTCACTCCATATCCCGGATTCGATCCAGTCTTCGGCATCACCTGCGTAATCCCCTGAGCACCAGCAGAGCTTGTCAGGAGGTTGCCAGAGGCGTCCGTATGCTTGCCTCTGCTCTCGGTGTTAACCAATCGCTGGAAGAGGTCTGTAGGGGCCACAGAAGGCTGCGAGGGAGCCTTGGGGAGGATCACTGATGGAGGGGCAGGGCGTTGTGCAGAGAAGTCCATCTGCCACGGCATCTGCTCGCTAGGAGCTGCTACCAGAGACGTGATGTTGTTGAATGCTTTAGATGCCCCATCCTTCACGTCATTCCATACTCTCTCCCAAGGCGGAGGGCCGGTATCCTCTACCGGCTGTGCTGCTTGATTATCCGCCATTAGCATCCACCCAATTGTCAGGGTTGCGATAGTCGCCGCCAATATACTTCTTACCTTGCACCACTTGACCCGGCTTAAGTCTGTTCGGATCGGGGTAGATGTTCGGCAGAAGATATTGCTTATTCTCTTCCCAATACTTCTTATAATCTGTAGTTCCTTCCATATGCGCGCCAATGTGAATTAGCGTGTTCAAACCAATCTGCGCTTGACGCAATTCAGCAAGCTTCGACTGCACTGCTTGACGCTGTTCAGGTTCCAGACTCGTGAGGCTCTTCGGAGAGAACACAACACCTGCACCCGTGTAGTTGATGTCAATCTTGTCGATAGCCTTGAACGGCTTCATTTCCCCTCGTTCCACATCCCCACTGAAGATGTTCACAACGGCAGGAGATTGAATCTCGCTGTCGAGCTTCTTAGCGATTGCTTGCGAAACAGCAGGTTCATACATCACTTGGAATGTTCTCTTGGCTGCTTGAGCTGCAATCGGATCGAGCTTCCCGTTCTGCACAAACCATGCGTATTCAGGAGAGGCGAAGAAGTTGGCCGCGTTCTTCAACTGCGTAGGGCCAGCTCCGTTGTCGATCACCTTGCCTGTCTGAAGCAGGAGGTTGTTCACTACGTTCGAGGTTTCCGTGAGCGACTGGTCTGTGTTCGGCCGCTTGCCACTTCGAAGGTTGTTGATGGAGTCTTGCATTGCCTTGAAGGCATCTGCTTCCACCGAAGGGTTGCCTACAACCTGAGGAGCGTACTGGCTCGGCATGCCGCTAGTCACAGAGGCTTGTCCAAGCTTCGAGAGGATTCCCGGAGTGATACGAGCTGTCTGAAGTTGGAGAGGTACGTTGCTGCCTCTGAACAGTTCGCTCGTTGCCACGGACGCAAGCGTTTCCGGGTCTTGGATTGCGAGCAGTTTTGCCTGCGTGACCGTTGAGTTGTACTGAGCATTCAGCTCGTCAAACTTGGCCTTCGGGTCTGCCATCTGCAAAGCCAAGTCATACTTGTTCTTGAAGATCGAGCGGAAGCTGTTGGCTGCTTCGGGGTTGTACTGCGAGACAGCCGTGATGGCTGCTTCATACGTACCGTACTGTTGGTTGATGATGCCCTTCGCTTGATCCCAAGTAATCTTTCCAGAGCGAGCTTGATCGATGGTTCCTTGGATCGTTGCATCGAAAGCGGGGAGGGTGTCACCAGCAATCCGAACAATCGACTGGAAGCCTTGATCCTTAAGTTCTCGATCATGCATCTGTTGATCGTAGGTGCCTTGCGATCGAGCTTCTTGTTGCTGCTTGTACAGTCGATCCATCTGTCGAGCTTCATACACCTGACGCTGGTTCGCTTGGATGATAGCGTCCTCTTGTTGAGGCGTAGCGTTCGGCGGAAAGATGAAGCCGTTCTGTTGTGCGTGCTGGATCAGTTGGTTACGCTGAGTGCGTGCATCCTGAAGCTGTTGCTCTGCCGTACCGAGAGAGGTTGTTTGCTTGAACGTACCGTACAGGCCATTGATGTCCTGATGAAGCTCAGGGTTCGCAGCAAGAGCTTGGTTCCAGAGCTGACGGCTACGTGTGTCTGCTTCTATGGCGTTGATTTCGCCGGACGACTGAGCATCGTTGATGGCTGCTTGCTTCTGAGAAAGTCCCTTCAGAATGGCATTCTTCTGGTCGATTGCCTTCTGCTTTACATAGTCCGAAACACCCGATGCAAGGAAGTTGCCAGCGTCCCCAAGGACTTTCGCCCAAGGGGATACCGGTTCATTCACTGCGACAGGAGTTTGGATTGAATTGCCAGCACCTTGAGCTTCAGTAATCGAAGTGCTTTGCGCTCCAAAGTCTGCCATTTATTTCTTTTCCTCTTGTTGTTTCAGTTGCTGTCTTGCATTCAGTGTGTCATGCAGGATTTGATTGAGAGCGGCTTTGTTCTCTTCCGAGATAGGCGCACGCTTGATGTCATCGAAATAGTCTTCCGAAGGACGAACACCATACGCCTTCAGGAGGTTCTCAATGAGCATCGGCTCTTGATCTTGCATGTACTGGAAAGCAAACTTCTGAACTTGTTGCATCGCATACGGGTCATCCTTGTATGTGTGCATGATGGCTCCGGTAACTCCTGTAATGAAGTCAGCATCCTGAGAGCCATTAGGATTCCGTTCTGCGTAATACTTCACAATGTCCTTAGCTTGCGATTGAAGATCAGCATCAGCTTTCTTCTTATCGTCTCTCCACTTCTGCGCCAGCGCGTAAGCTTCTTGCTGACTCTTCGAACCGAATCCGAACAGTTGAGCAATAGCTTCAGGCGTTGTCGTCTTGTCATCCAGCAGGTTGCCGTATGCATCACGACGCTGTTGCATTTGCAGCATCAGGTATGCCTTGCTCGCGTTATTCCAACCAGAAGTAACTCTAGCGATATCGTTCAACATCGAAACGAAGGTTGTCGGATTCTGATTATCGTAATCCGGAACCATATTGAAATATCTTCCAATACTCTTTATCGCGCTTCCGATACGATTATTAGAAAGCGTACCAACAGGAGAGGCCATCAGCATTGCTGACATACCGCCAGTCCACAGAGCCTGTGCCATCTTCGTCCAACCATCCAATCCTCTCGGATCGATAGCTCCCAAATCAATCGAACCTTCTCGTCCGTAGAAGATGTTGAACATATGGTTGGTCATGAAGTCCACCACACCGCCTTGGATGAACGAGCGCAGGTCCGGATTGTCCGGAAGCACTTCCTTGCCGATGATTGTGCCGATCAGGGCGACAGGCGTACCGAACAGCATGAAGTCGCCGGCGAGCAGCTTCAGTCGATCGGAAGGGCTGATGATGCGGTTGGTAGTTTGCAGGAGAGCCTTGTGGGGCATCTGCAAGAACTGAAGGACAGCAGCGGCCGTATTCTGGTTGTACGGCATGTCGTTCGCCTTGTTCATGCCATAGGAGAGCGCACGAATCTCAGCGAATGCTTCGTCTCGAACAGCCTTATCTGCGAGGTTCTGACCAAGGCGCAGGCGTCGATCGTAGACCGCTCCTGCGTGAACCAGAATGTTCACTGTCTCGCCAATATCGAAGCCGACGTGACGAAGGGCATTGGCCGTGTTCTTGACCACCTTCGAAGCTGTTCCGCTTGTGTCTGCCAGCTCCATGAGCGTTCCACGAACGAGGTTGTTCTTGGACACAGCATCAGCGAGGCCAGAGGCATCGAGGAACTTAGCGAAGGCGGGATCAGCAGTGATGGGAAGACCCAAACGCTGACCTAGGTAGTCACCAACCAGCCGAGTGATCTTGCCGCTCAACACCCCTTGCGGGTTGTACGAGAGCATACGCATGGACTGCGCAGGCTGGATGATCCACTGACGAAGAGGGTTCAGACCGATGTAGGCAGTGAAGACGCTGCCCTTCATCGTCCCCGAGAAGTTGTCAGGTGCTACCGAACGAACAGCCCGTTCAGCTTTGCCAAAACCGCGATTGCCAAGAGTATCAGCAAGGGAATGGAGAACCGCTTTGACTCCATCATCGATTGAGTTGATGTAGCCGTTTTCGAGGTACTTGATGTACTCGAAAGTAGTGCGAGCATCGGCAATCTCAGAAGTAGTGAACTCGCCCTTTGCACCAATCTCCTGCATGTGCTGCGGGAACTGCTTACGGCCGAACACATCCGACGGGAGATACTTCTCGTACTGGCGAACGAAGCGTTCCTTTGCGGCATCGAGCATTGGTCTGTTGACCGAGCGTCCTGCGATGCTCTGTGCGGCTCGAACTGCGCTCTGTGCCGGATTGACGATATACGATCCATCGCCCAAGTGGTTAAGCCCCGAACCGTCTTCCAGAAGCTTCCCACGATAGCGTTGAGCAATGCGACCGCCAGCACTATTAACATCGAACCAGTTATCGCTGCCAGTGCGTAGAGCACGATCGTCACTTCGAACAACATACCGACCTCCGTTAGTAGCGGCCATCCGATCAGCGAAATGCTGCGCTTCCGGGATGTCTCCTGCAACTGCTACAGCCTTGCGTCCAATTTCCCTTCCAGACGCATCATACAGGATTTGATCCACATACTTAGGAGCTTTGTACGAAAGTTGGTAATATCCCTTACGGTAGTTGAGAACTCGATCTGTATCTCTGAATGCACGGAGATATTCAGTCGGAGTGTTCCGGACAATCATGTAGTCGGTAGTTGTACCATTGAAATCAGTGGTGCGGCGCAACTTAGCCATTGTGCCATTAGTGGCATAAAGGTTGTCCAACTCGCCGGGAGTAAATTGGCGAACCGTATCGCTTGCAGGATCATAAAATCTCCCAAGCGTTCCATTCTTCGGAATCGGTCGCGCATACAGTTCCGTGTTCGCGTTTCTGAAATATTGGTAGCCTTCATTCCTGAGCGTCCTAATTACGTCAAAGTTCTCAAGAGTGTAGTGATCGTCCCAAAAATGTCTCCAATTCCGGAGAGTGCTGATTTCATCGGGAGTAAATCCCCGAGCAACAAGATCAGCTTGATTGAAATCAATGCCGTTAAAGTTCGCTTCCCGAATGTAGTCATCTACAAGAGCCTTCCTAGCTTTAGGGAGTTTTGCATATCCATCCGAGAAAGCTGTTGCCTTTTCGAGAAGCACCTTACCGAACTTTGCTGCCATGTCATCAGCAACAGAAGCCGCACCAGTGTAGACAGGATGGAGCATAGACTGAGCGTCCATCATCCATCGAGCCATTGAACCATTGTCTCCCGTGGTTACTGCAAATCGATCCGTGTAATTGCGCTTGACATCGAATTGCTCCATCACATCCACATCTGACGGTCGAATTTCATGATCGAGATTCACTCGAATCTTGAAGTCGCCATCCACACCTCTAGCTTCGTCAAGAGAAACTGGCACGTGATCCAGTCCCTTCTTTTGGAGGAGCTGAATGTCATCGGCAGTGACGCCGTAGTTTCTCAGAGCGAACTGAGCTTGTCTCATTGCCTGTTCGGCATTGTTGAAGCTGCCCCCCGGCACTTCATACACACCACTGATACGAATACGACCGCCATCCACCGTGAACGAGGACATCGCTTCATTCATCACCAGACCGTCTGCCTGAGCGAAGTCGTTCACTGCGTTAGCCCGTGCTGCTGCCTTCTCTCCACGCGTGTAGTAGATGGCTCCCGAGTCATGGAGGATGTCGAGGATCGATGGATCAGGACGAGCCGCTCTACGGGCTTCCTGTCCAATGTCTGCCACTTTCGTAGTGACTGCTCCCTCTGCCGTCGTAGCTTGCGGATAGACGTTCCGAGCTACAGCATCTTGAGCATCAGTTCCGTAGAAGGCTTTCGCTGCCTCGTCATCCTGCATCGCTGCATCGAACATCTTCCGTGCAGTGGTCGGATTGGACTGGCTTGCTACGTTGCCCGGTGCATTAGGATGCTCGAAGCCGATCGAGCTGTTCGTCTCGATGCGCTTGATCTCATCTGCTGCATTAAATTCCGGACCATTGAGGAGCTTCCTGTCAGGACCAGCGAGCTTCTTTTGAGGGTTGGCCAGTTGAGCGCTAGGAGGGTATTGATCCCACACAACCTCCCAATCGGCCGGATGAACGGTCTCACCAGCAGCAGTAGCAGCCTTAGAAGCGGTAGCAGCTTCAGCGGCAGGATCAGCAGCAGCGGAAGCAGCACGAGCCGTCTTAGCAGCCTGTACGCCTTTCTTAGCCATACTGCCGACACCGATAGCATCGAGCAGCGGAGCCACGTTATCGATGAACTTGGCGGTGTCGCTATACCCACCTTCCTGAAACACCTTATCGAAGTTCTCGAACTGGTTGTACTGGTTGTCGTTCCCGAAGATCAGGCCCGAGTGGTTCGAGATTGCGTCCTTCACAGCCTGAGCGAATTGAACTCGCTGCTCCGGAGGAAGGGATTCAAGCTTCTCTCTGATGTTCCCCGTAGCCGTACCCGGTTGAGTGAAGTCCTTAATCATGTCCCACAGGCTACGCTTCTGGCCTGTCGCATCAGCGATGGCGTTGCCAATCTTCACTTGCTGAATCGAATTCGAGAAGGGCAGCACACCAGCAAGGAAGTCCATGGATGCGCCTGCCAAGTCTCGATTCTCAAGGCTTGCAATGTGACCATTCACCATGCCCTGAATGCGAGTACGAGCGTCATACATTTCCCGCATTGCATCGGCCGTGCTGATACGAGCATTCTCCGAGTCATGCGTCTCACCATCCGAAGGAGCAGTAAGCAGGTTGGATTGCAGGTTGACGCTCTTATCACTGAGGATGTTCGATTGATTCAGGCCCTTCACGAGAGCCTGTTTCTGTTCCGGAGTGCGGGTAGGATCAGCAAGAGCTGCCAGTACGCTCGTGAGGTCGGACTGTCTAACGCTCTTATCGATGTTGCTGGTAACGGCTTGATACGTCGTATCCTGACCTGCATTGTCCTCACTAAGCATGGTCTTGTAGTTGTTGACCGCATTAGCAGGATCACCAGACAACATCGCAGCTTGAGAAGCTCTATTCCTGACCGAAGCAAGCGGAGCAGGTGAAGTATTCAGAGGTGTTGCCGGAACCAAATCAGTAAGATCAACCGGAGACGTTTCAGCTCCAAAGCTTTGGTCAAGAATATCACTCATTATTTTTTATCGAAAATCGAACCCATAGTCTTAAACCCACCACCAGCAGAGAACAACGAACTGCCGATAGAAGTGAGACCTTGTCCAAGGATTCCTGTTTTTTGCGCGTTCATTTGATCCGTCTGCGAATCACCAATCTGAGCATTGATGTTGTTAATGCTGTCAGTGACGGCAGATGTGGTATTGTTCATGCCAAGGCTGGAACTGAGGTTTGTAGAGATTGCGCTAGTTGCTCCAATCTCACCTGAGCTTCCAGTAGTTCCTGTGTTGGCAGACATCTGCTCAATTCGAGCCTGTTTAACTCTGGCTTCTCGAATAAGCTGTCTTTGTTCCTGTGCTCGTTGCGCATCGTTACGAGCTTGAATTTCATCATTGGCTTGTTTCTGCAAATCGGCTTGATGTCGTGCTGCTGCTCTAGCTTGGTTGCCAGAGATAATCGACATCGTAGTTCCAGCCGCTGCAATAACAAGGCCCGCTACAGCTACTGCAACAGGCATTATTAACCTCCCAAATCTTTCACGAAGACGCACTCCCATCCTTTGTATTTCTTCTTCTGTAGGATTTTCTCAAGAGTGCTTCCAAGGGGCGCGTACCAAAGAACCACATTGGCTCCTCGTTCTTTCGCTGCCTCTTCTGTTTTCTTAATCAGTCTCAGCCCGAGAGGGGTGTCCCGGAATACAGGATCAACGTACAAGACATCGTTCGTGCAAGACATCACATTCTTCGAATGGAGAGTAGGTGTCAGGACATTGATGGAGTAGCCAACAACGATGTCATCGTAATAGGCAAACAACCCAAGACCCATTCCGATATCGTCAAGCTTCTTGTACTGTTCCCAATTGATGTCGAGAGGGTACGGATTTGTATCTCCGTACACCTCATCGTAGTGTTGTTGATAAAGATCGCCAAGAGAATCCATAACAGGAAACAGGCGTTCAACTTTGATTTCGATTGTCATGAAAGGCTATTTGCCGTGAGAGTCAAATTCCATCCGACAACATTGCATGCCTTGTATGGCGAAGTTTCGAAGTACAAGGCGAAGCTCTTGCCATTACCTCTCACCTTATTTCTGGTGGAGATAATATCGAATCCTGTGTCGTAATTGGAATTCGGAAATGCCAACATGGGTTTGACGTATCGGTAAGCTTCTCTCAACGGTGTCCACTTATTGCTAATTTCGCTAGAGCTGAAGTTCCATTGCATACGGAACATACAGGAGGATTGCTCTACCGGAACCGCGTCAGAATCAGTAGTTTGTTCTGTACGCTTGAAGTGCATCACCAAGTAGGGAGCTTGCTTGTCAACAACGCTGTCTCCTGCAATCTGGTAGCCAGTCAGACAATGTGCCTTCGCGTCAATACCCACACCATCCACAAGCTTCAAATCTCTCCACTGAGTATCGTTGAAGTCGAGTACAGTGAAGGACAAGCTTGTTGGGTTATATATCAATAGAATATATCGGATAAACGATGTTTCTTCTACTCTATTGATTACTTGATTGACGTGAAGTGAAGCCGAGAAAGGCGCTACAATGGCGTAGTTCGAGAATGCTCCGATGTCATTTCTGGTGAACGCTTGTAGGTTCAAATCGAAACAGTATTCAACATACTGCTGATTTGACCAGAAGCCATTTCCAGCAGAATCGATGTTCAGATTGAACAGCCATCGAATCTTCTTATTTACCGGATCATAAACAGCGTAGGCCGTGGATTTTGCTGTCGGACTAATCTTGTTGTAGGTTTTCTGAATCGTTCCGTCTGTCAGGCTGTTATTCGCCGGGTTGCCAATATCGTTCGGCTGAATAACGAAGATGCCTTCATTCGACAGGTAGAACAGGTTCGTACCAACAACAACTGTAGATTGCCCGTTACCAACTCCACCGAACGTACTAACCTTGCTAACCTTGTAGTTGGTAGCCGAGAATCCCGAGTTGATGTCCTGACCAGTAATCGCCCACACGCCATTGTCTGCAATGACAATCAACGACAGGCCAAGAGGGTGCAGAGACAGGATGTTTCTGGCTCCGGAGATTTTGACGAATCCGCCATCAGTCTCCACCAAGTCTGCTGATTCTCTCGAAGTGGGATCACCATCTTGGTAACAGAGGTTGATCTCTTTCGCACTCTTCACGAGCTGGCTGAAGAAAACGTAGTTGGACAGGTTAGGGGAGCGGATGTCTCCATCGATCAGCGTTCCGTCAAATCCAGCGAAGAACACGTGACCAGACATCGAGGCAACCACATTCGGGCCGGATGCAGATTGATCCGATTTGAAGGTGACTGCTCCCTGATCCAGCTCTGGATGCTTGACGTTATTCCGGCTGTAGGCGGCGTTTCTAGAGGCTCCACGTTGCAAGACATCATCTAGGATGAAGAAGCCCTTTGGAGCCTTCAGTTGCGATCCTAGCGTGTCATTCATGTAACGCGGCCAGAAGATTTCTTCTGTCGTGCCTTTCGGCCCCCATGTCTCATCCACCGGTCGAGTGAGAACGCCAGTCCACACCACCTCAGAATTCGATGGCATGCTGTTCTGCTCAGTCACCATCAACTTAGCCGGATCAATCAGATTGTGGGGATCGTTATAGTTTCTTCGAGGAATACCCCAAGATTGATTACGTAGGTTGTAGAGGTGTCCGTAATCGAATGTGCTGCCTCTCCATGTAGGATCGCTTTCGTAATTCGGATCAGTCTCTTGAACACCCCATACGTCTCTAACCTTGAGCTTCGTATAAGTCACATTGAAGCTGCCATCGATAATGACAACGCTGTTGTTCACAGCCGTAACGAGGTAGCCTTCAATCGAGGTGAAACTGAGAGGGATGCCTGTCAGGACGATTACTGCCAGAGGGGCATTGCCACTGATGCTCTGTTTCTCGTAATCGAAAATCGAAAGCCTGCCTCTGACATTAATCACCAAGTAATTCTTGTCAGGATCGCCCCCAACAGCCTCCCAAACAAAGGAGTGGTAGGTCCCTTGGTAGGCATTATCGGAAGGCGCAGAAGAGGCTCTAATTTGATATCCAGTCTCTCCGTTCAACCCGAGTCGTCTATTTCTGGTGCCGTCTTTTCTAAGATCGAAGTTGGATTCATCCAGAGAAGCACTGTCCGGAAAATTAAGAGGACTAGCTTCTGACACCAGCCCCTTGATGAATCCATTAACCTCAACTCTCTTTTCAGTCTTAGGCATCTACCTTACCGGAGAGATAAATATCGATTGCTTGGTATGCAGTGTTTCGATCTGTGAACAGCCCCTCAAGAACCTTCGGCAGTTTTCCGCCACGTCCCGGAGAGACGATAATCAGGCTTCGAGGGTTATTCAGGTGAGGGCGTACAATGTAGCCACGGTATTCTTTATTCATTTTCTGCTTTGCCGTCCATAGTTTTGATAACGAACCCCGCCATGAGTACGCCACGCTTTACGAGAAAGCCATCGATTCTGTCGAGTTGCCTTCTGTTCTGCCTTCTGGTTTGCCATCTGCTTCACCACAAGCGATGCAGTGGATTTAGCTTCTTCAATGAGAAGAGGGAAGGCTTCTGACGGGAGGTCCGGAACTGCGTCGTCCAGATGTGACCACTTAGGCTCTAGATACGCAAGGATTTGAGTTTTCTGAGATTGGAGAGTGGTATCGACTTCCTTATCATATGCATCGCATACAATCCATCGGTCATCGAAGCTTGTCCAGTAGAGAGGCGCTTTGTCGTTGTAAATGTAGAATCGACTGCCGCTCCAATCAAAAATCTCGTCCACATTATCATTATCGCCATTACGGCTCGAAACGTATCTGAGAAACTCATCGGGATACTTATATTTGACTTCTTGGAACTTCGACCGTGTTTCGTCAACCTTCTTCGTGTCGTAGTTGAAGAACACCAGCTCCTTCATGCTCTCCGGAATCTGCAAGTGTGTAGGCTTGTTTGGATCGAGAGACGAATCGAGAGTGATGAGCTTACGAAGGTGAGGCCAGTTCCGATTGGCGATCAGTTCCCAATAGCATTGCTTAACGACGTTTGCTACTTGCTGGCTTTCAATCGTATCGTCAATGCTGTTTACTTCATCGCTGTCAAGATCATTGAGGATGTCTTGAACGATTTCAAGCAATGTACTTTTCATGGGCTAGAAATAGAAAAAGGGACTACAGAGCTTTTGGCCCCGTAGCCCCTTGATTAATTAAGTGCGCTTCTTGAAGCGGAACTCAATCCACAGCGTTGCTTTACCGTTGTCAACCGTCACACCCGGATTCGTTCCACCGAGAGCAACCGTAGTACGTTCAGTATTCGCGATACCAGCAGCCGAGTTGGTCGCCCATGTGCCCGAGAGCTTCGAGGCCACATCGTATGCACCAGCAGCGGCCGAGAGGTCAGCAGCAGCCAGCGTAATACCGTTCGTGCCCGGAGCCGTACCACCAATCTGAAGCGTAGGAGACGTACCAGTGAGAGTGATCGGGCTGTCAATGTGAAGCGTCGCACGTTGAACTCGTGCGCCCTTCGGCAGATAGACCGGAGGAAGGAACAGACCGTCGTTCAGTGCCTTGGCCGTAATCTCGAAGGTAAGTTCGTCAAAATCGCAATCGAACCCGGCAGTGATGCCAGTATTACGAGTGCCGTATTGCGACGTAACGTTAATACCTGTCTTGTTTTCGTAACTCATGCTAATCCTTACTTGATGTTGACGGCCGAAGTAATCACGACGCCAAGCGTATCGACACGCTGCGTACCGAAGCCCCAGCGGCAGGAAGTAACGAACTCATCCCGGCGAAGGTCCTTATTGCGTTCACCTTCAACCTTCGGCATACGACGCCACGCAGCCATAATCGACTTCGTGTTGTCATCAGCAAGCGACAAGAAGATGTTGGCAACTGCGTTCGTAACCGTAGTCGTGCCATCCGAGAACGTGCCCTTCGGCAGACGGTTCGAAGTGATGATGTTCCAGCCGTAGAAGTTCATCAGGAACGTGTGCTCACGATCAAAACCATTCGAGAGGATGCGTTCACCAAACGGCGTCACATCGCGGTTGATCGTAACCAGACCATCCAGCGTTGCTGCTGCAACCGGATCGAGAATTGCCACACGGCCAGCAGCCGGGACGTTAGCCTTGTCGAATGCCAGCTTCATTCGGATCAGTTGATCCAGAGCGAAGACGTTGTTCGTCTCAGCCGAGGCAATGCGGTGAGCAAAGCCGTTAATCGTGTTCGGGTTGGCATCCACTTGCGAGCTGTTTGCCTTGGCAAGGAAGCGAGTTTCGAACACTTCTTGAATTGCACGGGTCGATTCTTGCGAACGTGCCGACATCAGGGCTTCAACTTGTGCGCCGTCTTCACGAAGTTCATCCGTGACATACCATGCGTCACCAATGTAATCCGTAATCGTCAGCGTCACTTCACCCGATTCAATCGGCGTGTAATCGAACGGAACTTCTTCAGCACCATCCTGAATCGTAACCGTACCAACCGTCTTGATATGCAGCGTCGTACCCGAACCGAAGTCAGTCACATCGCGGAAATACGAAGCCGGAAGCAGACCATCATGGAGGTTACGGAGAATAAAAGCAGAGTACTGTTCGCTTTCAATGAACGCTGTACTGTTGTAGCGATTTTGGCTCATTTATTGTTGTTATCCAAAATATTGTTTGTACGTCTTAGGATTCGTAAGGTCGTGTACCGACATCCCATTTGCATGAAGCTCTTCAACCATCTTGTTACTGCGTTGACGTTCGAGAGTGACTTCAGCGAATGTGGCTCCAACTTCAAGCCGATTGTCGTTACGCTTTACATACGAATCTTGGTGAGGCTGGAAAGCAGCCGAATTCACAGAGCTGCCCATTGGCGCACTGGTTTGTTTTTGTTGTTGTCCAGTGATGCCAAGTGCCTTGAGGACCGCCTTGGGACTTTTAGCCGCCAGAGCATCCATTTCTTCGATGCTCAATCCCATATCTGCTGCCGCTTCAAAGTATTTTTCTTTAGCCTTCTCACCAAATTGCTTAGTCAGTTCTTGGACGACTGCTTGTTGGTTTGCTTCGGCTTGCTCTTTTGTTTTATTTTGCGACAGAGTGCGGTTGACTAGTTCAGCGATTTGCTCTTGGCTGAGGCCATTCGGCTTGTTGTCCGTTTGCTCATTCAGCTTACGAGCCAGCTCCTGTACAGTGCGTTCGATTTCCTCTTGGCTACGCTTCTCTCCGCTCACTCGTTGCAATTCCTGTTCTCGCTCAGTGAGCTGTTGCTTAAGTTGAGGAATGTATTCTTGCGAGTGCTTCAGCGCGTTAAGAGCATCTTCAAGCGTCTTGTACTTTTGCTCACCAGCCTCATTCCGAATCGCCGACAACAGGGTTGTGTAATCGGGTTGGTTTTGGCTGTGCGGGTCTGCTGCGTTCCCGCCGTTAGGTGTCTGGGTAGACTTATTTGCTTCGTTACCAAAGATCGACTGGTCGGTCGTCATTGTTTTCCTATTTTATTTCTTATATGGAATGGCTCCAGAGGCAGGGATCGAACCTGCGATAGGTTGGTTAACAGCCAACTGCATTACCGCTTTGCTACTCTGGAATAAACTTGGAGCAGGCTAGGGGAATCGAACCCCTCTCATCTGCTTGGAAGGCAGAGGTAATGGCCTCTATACGAAGCCTGCATGATTGGTTGCGAGAGTGAGAATCGAACTCACCTAGTTGGCTTATGAGACCACTCGGTAGCCACTACCGTATCTCGCAGAATTCTGGTGCTGAATATCTGATTCGAACAGATGACCTACGGTTTACAAGGCCGTTGCTCTACCAACTGAGCTAATTCAGCTAATTAACTTATAGTTATATACTAACTCGGACTTCGATGACTAACTCTCAACTAACTACTAACTAAAACTTAACTCTTAAACATCTACGTCCTCGTTAGAGTTTATCGGTTGAGAAGAGATTTTTTTACGAAATTTTTGAAAAATAAATTTTGTAATAAAATTCTGGCGAGTTAGATAACGGGAGGTTTCGCCTTCGGCGGTCTGCCCCGTCGTGGCTTCTGTAACGCGGTCAGAGTCTCCTCGCTCTTTCGCTCGTCGCTTTCTGCCGATTGGTCATTCGCCAGAAGACTAATTACTTCAGTCAATGCTCGTTCGTATCCGACTCCGTCAGCTTGAACGAAAGCCCAATTGGGAATGTTGTATGCGTCCTTTGAGCGGACGCTAGTATTATTCGATTCGATCTTACTGCGGAGAATCTTAACGAGCTGTGCTCGAAGAGCAGCAGACCCACCGAAGTGAATCTGCATTTCTCTCTTCTGTTCATCGTTAAGACCTTTGAACCATGCGGTTTTCATCAAAGACCTTGTTTAGCGGCGTCTCTCACCTGAAGCTGTGCTTCGCGAGATTGGATGTTGTTATTAGGATTTGAACCAGTAAGCGGAGGAACAGACATTTCGGTCTGTACGTTCTCTTGCGCCTGATTCACCAAGCTCTGCGTCTCTTGCTGTTCGAACACAGCAGCATTAGGCTTAAACAGGCTATAGCGGCCCAATCCAAGGACGTCAGACAGCAGGTTAGCCATGGCCTTGCCGCTAGTGTGCGGAGCCACTACAGAGGCAATATTGCTGTTGAAAATGCCTTGCAGGTTTTGCAGGAGCTGTGCCTGAGCTGCGAAGTGTCGAGCGCCGATCGGACGGAGAAGGCCACGAGCGGTAATGTCGTCCTTCGTGATTTCAACGAAGGTAGAAGCTCCAAGGTCGGTGTCCATCACACGGATGACATCTGAGCCATCGAGGTTACGACGAGCAGCTTCCAGCATCGCGTTCAGGACCGGCTCAAGCAGCTCGATCTCGAACGTGTTGATCTTCTCTTGGAAGATGCGGCCAGCAGCGTTCTCAAGGGTCTGCACTTCGAAGGCAGTCTTCTCACCCGGCGTCCGGATTCCCATAGCCTCACGAGGAGCGCCAGCGTACATTTCCATGCGCTGTTCGATGAGCTGGATTTGGTTGTCACAGTTCATCACCCACTGAGAGTTGCGAGCAAGCTCTTCAACGTCTCCGTTCTCGTCCAGATGGATTTCCTCTCCGGGGCCGTATACGAACGCCTCAACCTCTCCCTTGATCTTGAGAGGGGGTAGCACACCCAAGTCCATCGCATCGGCCTTGAGGTTCTCCAAATGGTCGAGACGGTATTGCAGACCTACGAGGTTATCCAGAGGACCCATGCCCCAAAGGTTGTCCGGCCGCTTACGCCACACAACTTGGTAGATCGGAGCGCTTCCCAGCCAGCTCTTGATCGGTTCCTTCTGGATCACCCACATGCGATCCACCACCGTCACTACGTGGCCACGAAGAACCTGCTTGGTGTCCTCATCGTAGATGTCCCCGTAGAACTGAAGAAACTCCACATAGCCACTACCAAGGTATTGCGAGTAGTTGCCGAAGCCGTCCATCTGGAAGCCTTCTTCCTTATCAGCTTCTTCGATTCCGTAGGCGTTCATGTGAGCCTTGAATGCTGCCCGGTTCTTCAGTGCATTTTGAAGGTAGGCATTGTCAGGCTCATCCTGCGCCATCATTTCAAGTTCGCCAAGATTCCGAAGGCTTCGAATAACTTTGAAAGAATCCTTGAATGAACTAGCAATTGGATTAAAGATAATGTCAAGAGGACTAATTCTGCGAACCTTTGGCCCGATATAGTCGACAACCTTTTCACCATTGGCATCTTCTCGATAGCTTGCTTCAAAATCCACAGTGGCGAACGCATTGCCATAATCGATATAATCAAGAAGAAGGGAACTCATTTCAGTACGGAAGTGACTGAGACGAGTCTTGTTGGACATGTACGATTCGATTGCTACTCGTTTCGCTTTGGTGTTATCGTCCTGAGCATATGCTTCCCATCGGAGCCAATCATCATTGGGGAAGAGGGCGCTTAGGTAGTTGGAATGCAAGTTGTCTCGAATCTGACAAAGCTTCGGGAGGGTAGTGGAGTTTTTCCACGGAAGTGCTGCATTGCTCGTCGTCCGAGTATCCGTAGCGAATACGTAGTTCCGAGTTTCCTTCCATTCCTCAATCTTAGGCTTGCGTTGCGAGTTGTAGTTAAACCACGTCATCGCAATGGATTTAGCCAGCGAGTCCTGATTGAACTGCTGGCATACGTGTAGTGCTTTTTTACTCATCTAAAGGCAATTCCGCCGAATCTAGAGTTGATCGCGATTACATTTGTACGTTCTTCTCTTTGCCCCTTAGCCTTAGGCTTAATGGCAATCGAAACAGCGGATGCAAGCGCGTCCTTAATGTCATCATGAGCAGGGCGTGCTTGGATCAGTTGTTCTTCGAGAACGTCTGTGTAACCACCTTTGTAATGCCAAATGTCTCCATTCTCGTATCGATGCTCAAGAGCTGAAGCGATACGCTCTTCCTTCGTTCCCTCAGATCGATTGGGACGATATTCTTCAATCGTACAAACCAATCCTCTTTCTCGGAGCTTGTCCTTCAAATCTCGGACAATAACCGTCTGAGCTACAGTGACTTCAGCTCGTAGTTTCTTGAATTCCCACTTAGCATGAAGTCGTGCAATCTCATTGAAGTAATCAAGAATCTTATCGGTCTTGAGGACAGAGATATCGAGCACGTAAATGAAATTATCAGAATCCACCCCAATAACGACAATTGCAGTATCGTCCGAGCGTTTTCCAGTAGAGAATGCAAAGTCAATCGAAGCGAAGACATTCAGCCGCTTTCCTTTGAAGAACCAATAGCCGTCTGTCTGCTTCAGGAACTTCTTGTCGTAGTATTGGAACTTATCTGCGCTAATGCGGTTACTACCCGGATCGTTCGGATCGTTGTAGTACTGAGCGTAGAACTGAGTGCGGTCTTCATATTCGGCCTTGATTCGGGCAAGCACTCGTCTATCGAATCCGAATGCTTTTCCATCCTTCGGTCGGATAACTCTAGGCCAGAGGAAGATGTCGTCTGTTTCGACAGCATGTTCTTTAATCTCCCAAACCTTCTGTCTTCCAAGGAATTCCCCGTCATCATCGTAGATGTCGTATTCCTGAGCCTTCCAAGAGGCGTAGACATCGTTAGGGTGATATCGAGTACCACAGGCTAATGTGAAGCCGCCAGCGTTGCGAATAGAGGTGAACTGAGAGCTTTTCTTCAGTACAGAATCCCGGCCATCTTCTGTGTAGGCGTTTTCCGGAACCACCAAGTCGTCTGCAACAATGATGTCGGCATGCCATCCTGTGGTGTTGGTTGTGAGTCCAGCAGTGTCAACAGTAGCGTCTCGAATGCCTTCTGCTTTTCGCTTTTCATGGTCAACAGAGATTGTGGTACTAGACCAGCGTTCTCGTTTTCCTTCCTGTGGATGTACATATTCCGGAAAGTATCGTTGATACTGTGTGGAGGTGAGAATATTCTTAATCGCGTACAACTGAGTCTCAGCAAGACCAGACGTAGCAGAGACATACAGAATCGTGACTTCCGGGTGACGAGTAATAATCCAAGCTACCCAAGTTGCAACCATGTGACTCTTCAAATGAGCACGAGGAAGCATGATTAGCTTGTTGGAAGTCATTTCATCGTTTTGACCGAAGAGGGCATATTCCTCCATCCACTTGAAGCATTCCCGGTGGATGTCTCCGTACATGTATCCCGGATTCATCAACTGAGCGAACACAAACAAGTCTTTCATTGCCAGCTCACGAAGCTCCTTAGCTTCTTCTGGCATTCGGTCAATTTTCTTTTGCGCGTCAATGAGCCATTGTTCAGCCACTATTCTTCAGAAGGCGAATGACATCCGCGCCATACTCGTCAGTAACGCGGGTTTGAAACTCCTTCTCTCTTTGGATTTCTTCTTTGGAAGGGCGACCTGCTGCTCGGGTATCCCACCCTCTATCTGCAAGCCATTTAGCAGCTTGGAAACTGCCTGTACGGCCTTGCTGGATCATGGCCTGTACCCCTTGTGCTCGAAGCTTATATTCCAGCTCTGCACGCCATTCATCCACATGCTGACGAATCATTTTGTTGGCAGTCATCTTCTGCCAGTGCTTCCAGCCAACCAATACCGTGTTGGCAAACTGATATTCAGTGGGGTCTTCCATTTCGAGGAAGATTCGCTTCATGGAAACGTACAGCTTTCCTTCGTAGATGTGATCTTGATCTTTGAGGGTGAAGAGGGCGTCTGGATCGTATCCAAACTCAAGGAACAGACTTTGTGTCTTGTACCGTCCCATCCCGTCCAACATTAAACCCTTGTCGGGCAAAGTAATCCCTTGCTCGTTCGTATGCGTCATAGTAGTAATCCCGTTGAATCCTCACTTGCTCTGCTCTGGCAGCTTCCCTTGCAAGAAACTGTCCATCCTCTCGATAAAGCTCGGCTCCGGTGCAGGAGCTTCCAGCACTGGCAGTTGCGGCCACGGCTGTGCTACGTGAGGGACGGTTTTGCAAGCGCTTAAGCAGATCGTTGTAACGAGCATTAACATCAGCAAGCTTTTCATCTTTTTCTTTGTTCGCTTTGATTAGATCGTTGTTGAGTTTCAATTCTGTATCAGCTTTCTTCTGGTAGGCTTTGACAATCTGCTCAGTATATGCACCTTCGATGATTTTCTTTTGCTGGTGCATTTCGTTCAGATGGTAGAAATAGCTGGCTACTAGAATCGAAACTCCTACAACAACCTCAATTATTGTACGGGTTTGAGGCATAATGCTTTTTCCCATTGGCGTCTATTTTGCAGCCCTTGAACATACTTTCCTTCAACGTAGCTCCAAACTGGCTTTCCGTCTGGCCCGGTTGCAAGTCGTTGACATGCAGTGGAATGGTCCCCTGCGTTGAGTGTCTTAATTGCCAAACTCTTGCAAGCGGCTCCCACTCCAACGTTGAAAGCGAATAGGGTGTAGGCGTCAAATTCATTCTGATTAATCGGGACATTGACGCACTGGTAGATTCCCTTGCTATGCGTCTTAAGATCGTTCAGTAGAAATGTTTTACATTCCTCCTTTGTATATACCTTCGCCATGTCAATATCTTTACCTGTATGGCCTTGGCATACGGTGGGGACGCCACCTACATCCCGATAGGGCGTATATCTTGTCCCTTCCCAGAGGGAGGCACCTGCGATTGCAGATGCCGAAACCACTCCGAGAAGCCATTTATTAGCTAGATTCATCGACTCTTACTGTCAATATATGCCACAACATCAACAACAGCTCCTGCTGTAGCACTAACTGTTGTCACCTTGAGTTGGCCCGAGATATTTGTTGCATCCGTGCCAGTAACCCACAGCAAGCCAAAGTTTGCATCGCCCACATTAGTATTTCTGTTAAGGACGAGCTGAACATCTTGCGGGCTTGGAGTGAATGGCAGATTATGTGCGATGGTGAAGTTTCTGGTTCCAGTCGTTCCATCAATCGCGATGCCCGTCGCAGTCTTAACTGCATTCTTCGTGCGATACCCAATCACATCACGGATGATTGTGCCAGTTCCCAAATCGCTGAATCCGTCGGAAGCGCCAGTTCCATTACCGGTGCAGCTACCGCCAATCACATGGATATTCGAGCAGTTGCTTCGAATGTCATAGCCACGTGTGGTATTCGATCTTACGTCTGCACCGAAGAACTGCGTGTCACTCACGTTATCGCAGATAACACCAGATGCTCCGTTGTTTCTAGCTGTGATTCCAAACACCTCATTAGTAGAGGCTTTAGTTCCTGCTGTTGCATTCGACCAGAAACGGAATCCAGAAGTGACGTTGTGATATCCTGTTACCGCATAGATTTTAACATCCGGTTCTGTACAGCTAACTCCGTCATCCCATTCATCTGCATAGCCATTGGCAACCACTGCATTGCGAGAGATAACTCGAATACCGAATGTTCCAGAGATACGAGCACCAGTTGCACGCCAGTTCAGTACCTTAGTGGCTTGGTAGGGGAGAGCGCCGGGAGTACCATTCTGCAAACGGATACCACCAGCAGCGAAGCTCGAAGGCGTCTTAACAACCAGCTTGTCCGCAGTAATCCCACTACGAAGATCGAAGGCTACAGCCGGATCACCAGAGATTGCATTATCCAGAAGACCCCAATTATCCGCAGTGACATTAGAAAGGATGTTGCCAAACGAAGAATCGCTGTCGTCTTTCCAGTCAATCGAATCGACACCAGTACGGGAGATTTTCCCATCAGCAATCGTACAATTGGTAATCTGGTCACGCTCCATCCCAATGCCATACCACAAGACATCATGAATGTTGAATCGAGTGATGTACACATCCGAACAACCAGAGGCAACGTCAATACCGCTCCAATGGTTGACATTCGCATCCGGAGTGGCTTGGTTCAGATAGTTGCCATCAATCTCAATATTCGTGATGGTGACGTGCTTGGGAGTGATGGTCGCATTGACCCGTTGACCAACCTTAATGACGTGGCAGTTTGCTCCGTTCTGAAGGACAATAGCCGCAGCTCCTTCACCAACCAGAGCCACATTATCGTTCTTAATCCAGACTGCTACTGCGTTATCCCAGCTCGAATCAGCAGGGGAGGTGCGACTGACATAATACTTCTTGCTGAGAATCACCTTACCACCACCAGCCTGTGCAACGGCATCAATAGCGGCTTGAATACCCGGACCATCGTTGTGAGAGGGATTATTACCAACTGCTCCAAACTCTTCCGGATATTTGACGTATGTGGTGTATTGAAGGCGATCTGCTACTTGTTCAATTGCCTTTTGCACATTCAGCGCAGTAATGAAGCTATACGGATCGAAGCTGATAAGCCGAGCAGTAGTAGGACCAAATACCGCATCCTTGACATCCTTCAATCGTGCTGCATCATTATCGCTAACAGGTGCTCCAAGATTGATGATCGAGTGACCATCCATATCTTGGAGATTTCCCATTTGGTTGGGTTCTCCGATGGGATTGCCCCGCCAGAGAACTCCATTATTCAGAGCATCAGCAATCTTTGTGAAGTTGTCATTGATTGCCGATACGTTCTGATTGTTTGTAATTGTTGTGAGTACTGTTTTCATTATTGTTATAGAGTTGCGATGATGAATGCAAACAGCTCATCATATCGAATGCCGTATCGATTCCCCGCAGTAGTTGCAGGCTTCAATACTTCGCCTTCTTCTGTACGGATTTCTTCTTCAGCTTCCCACTCGTCATAACAGAGAATGCCGTAGTCGAATCCATTCAGTCCCGCATCAGCAAACACCTGTTGCACTTGTTGAGCAATAACCCCACAATGCCAACGAGCATCTTCTCCCTTCTTCTGAACAGCATCCTTAAACTTAAACAGCTTAATCATGCCTTTCAGCTTGAGGGCTACTTCCTTCTCTACTTCTGACAGGTCACGAATCTGTTCCTTGTCTCGTTCATCGGAAGTGTTGATTGTTCCGTTGACCGCGTAGATGGTTGACCAGCGATTACCTGCCTGACCATTCGAAAGTGTTCCATCTGTCGAGGGACGGAATACCGTGTAGCAATCGATGTTGTTCGAAGCCTGAAGCAGGAGAGAGCGGCTGTAGATCGAGAATGATCCACCGCCTGCTGTACCTGTACCGCCAGTACCAAGCAATCGAGAGTCGTAATCTACGTCTGTCGATCCTGTATGGACATCGAGTGTCCATGTGTTAGCTGCTCCTCGTGTTCCCAGCTCAAGGTTGCCATTGCCGTTCATCTGAACGTACCAAAGACCTTGCGCATTCCGAGCAGAGAGCAGAAACTGAAGAGCCGATCCCCCAGGATTATTGGAGCCGTCGTAGTAGAAGGGATTGGCAATGTTGCCATTAACCTTGTAGCCCCATGTCGAGCCAGCAGCTCCACCATCAGCGATGTAATTCGCATCCATCGCATAGGTGCCTTTGTTGGCTACATACAGGCCATTAACTTCTACTGCACCGCCAAGAGACTGAGGCGTTCCCTTGTTGTTAAACACCCCAATCTCTTCACAGTTGAGCGCATTGCCGTAGCTGTCTGCATTGATGTAGGTGTTGTGGTTGAACGCCCATACCTTCCGGAATACATTGACATCCAGACCAGTAGTTCCAGTGGGAGTGGTGGGTGTTCCACTGGCCGAACCATCCACCAGATACCAAGCAGTGACATTGATGGAATTGCTTGTCCAACTGTCTACAATGCCTGCATAGGCTTGAGGGGTATGCCGCGTCTGAACCACCATACCTCTACGGAGCTGCAAGAGCTGATCCGAAGAGAAGGGCGTAGAGAGGACAACATTGTTGGCCGAGTAGGAGGTAACAGCCGATGTTCCATACAGAGCCGCAGGGAGAGTGTTCTCCAGATAGAAAGCCACTGTATCCCGGCCATTCCCCTTACTGAGCTGAGACGGATCAGTGAATGCTCCTACCTGAGCTGCTCCATCCATCACCCTGTTAGAGAGAATCGACAGAGAGTTGGCATGGTCTGCTGTACCATTATGGAAGCCAGTAATCTTCTGTTCCCGAACCAGACGACCATTCAGGTATTGAGGATTGTGGATAACTGCTGCTGGATGTGCCACCCATACAAAATCTGAATTCTGTACGTCCACCATCTTCTCTAGAGCGTATACACCTGCATCGATGTACGCACTAGCGAAAGGAGGGAAGGGCATATTAGGACGCTGATCTACTAGAGGATTGAGAGCGAGAGCGTGTCTAGCTGTCTTCGAGAACGCATCAGCACTATTACTCCCATCCCCTACAGCTCCTGAATCCTTAACCGAGACAAGCTCAGTGACTTTCTGTTGAAGCGTCCTTGTAGTTCCTTCTACTGACGTATAATCAATCAGGACATTACTAGCTTTAACATTTGCTTGCGGATCAACAAGAGCATCTTGTAGGTCTTGAAGCCGTACAGGTTCATCTGCTGTTGTAGGCTTTGGGAGATTGAGAATCTTGTTCCCGTCCATATCAAGATTGGACCCCACCAT